TTGTGACAAATCAGGGTATGTATAATAATCAAATTGTGATGGGAAAACAAACTTTTCCATCATCCTCATCTGATAAGCAATAGACTCTTTCCCAGTGGCGCCTGGGTTGTTGTAGAATCTTAAGTATTGTTCTCGAAGTTCCTTGTATTCACCTGAAGATGCAGGAGTGCCACTAATGGATTGCATGTATTCGCTTTTACGAGTGCTATTCAAGCCCACTGCTTGATCAAGCAATCTGCTTTTAACTGTAAAAAACTTTAATTGACCTCCTCTTTGATCCACATAAAAAGGTATTGCAACAACAGCTTCAGATATTTCTTTCTTTTCAGCAATTTTACCTGGTGTTGCTACTAAAGGCTTCATGTCTTCTCCCAAGAATCCAACCTTTCGGGCCAATTGCAAGTCTTGAGAGACTCCCTCAACTTTTCTTATAGATATGTTATAGCCCTCATTACTGTTAAGTATGGAGCCATATTGATGCCACATACCAGTTGAAGAAGTCAGATAATTTTCTGAATGTGTTAACACTGATTTGGTTAAATATTGGTTCCAGCTTCTAGATTGCCATGGCGATCCGGTAACCGAGACAACTGACATGTTATTTAAATTCAATGCATCAACCGATGAGTTTTTAAAATTCAACAGAGGTGTTTCCCACTTTGTCTGTATTACCCATCTTTTTCTTTGCTGTAAGGTAGTTCCAGGATCTTGACTGTCTTCCTCGTATGCTACGAAATTAGTTAAGTCTAGTGATGCTGAAATTGACATTGCATTTTTGTAGTTATCATTGTTCGAGGCATTTGACGGAACTTCCTTAAAGTTAACATATTGATAACTGGATCCTTGCAATATTTCCTCTAGAGAATAGTTTCTGCTTTCCTCCGGTGTGAATGATATCTCTACATATGGCTCAGCTCCTTGATCCAAATATGGAGGAACAAACGGCGCGTATTCATGTGAAGAGCTGACTGTTATCTTTGTTGTTACAACACTGGTATAATCTGTTGAGTTGGCCGTGCCGCCAGTGAGGTGAGTCGGAAAACTAGGATAAAGAGATGATATACTTCCTGTTGACACAATGGGTGTATTTCCAGCTGTACCTATGGTGCGCTGCCTAAGCCTAATATTGTTGTTTGCAAAATTTGCTTCAATCCCAAAAGACCCTGACCATCGGTGATAGTTTACCGCCACCTCCATTAACTTATTTATTGACACAGTATTGATCTCATTGGAATTTTCGATTGCGCCGAGATCTATCGAAGATGTAAGGTTATTTACATACACTTTACCATATTGACTAACATCGTAATCGAAAGATGAGTTGGGCCCATAACTACCGGTTGTTATGTCTGTACCTGTTGACCCAGATCTAAATACTACCTTTATAGTACTACCAGATGAATCCTCAAGAACAAAATTTGTCGATCCAGTACCTATTGCAGATGCGGCAATGGTTATGCGTGGGGAGCCCAAGCTAGCAAACGCGGCGGTGCCGGGGTTAGTGGTGGCGGTGCCACTAATTTGTGTTACTAGTATATCCCCCTCATTTACTGCAGGACCAAAAGATGAGTGCCTGTCATACATAGATATGCTATTGTTTTTCACGTAAACGCGCATCTTATATTGTGATCCACTAACAAGATTAGGATTAACCTGATCTGATTCAAGACTTGCAAGATTTCCGTTTTCAAGAAAAAAGTTAACTGTCTCTGCACAAAAATTATTTACTGCCATCTTGTAAGGAGTTAATGTATCATCTAATGTTTTTTGTAAGTTAAAATTACCCGCAAACAACTTGCTCTGATTATTATCAGAATTTAATTGTCCGAAACGGAAAGGATAATCAAAAACCTTTGTCACTGCTGCATCGCCGTAATATATACTTGCAGAAGGGTGCGGCTCATTATCGTATATCTTCTTTCCTATTAAACGCTGGGGGTCCAACATATCTTCGAATGTGATTCTGTGATCAACTGGTCCCTTAAGTCGAGGTATTCCTTCATCTTTACTTGCATTTATCTCTGATCCTGTTATATTTGTCAGAGAAGATAAGCTTGAGTCAAAGGCTATCACCGGTTCAAACTCTTGCCTAATTGCAGTGTCAAAGTTTTCAAGGGCAGTGTCATCAGCGGTCGAACCAAAAACTGGATAATCTACAGCTAAACCAGACTTAATTGAATTATATAGAATACCTGGTGCCATCAAAGGTTTTAAAGATTGTTGTAAATTTGCTCTAATTTTTCTTTCGACCATCTTCTCAGGAGATGTAACCTGTGTTCTATCTGCGGCAGTTTGCCTTTCGTCTGTAATGGAAAATTCTGGCATATACCCTCTTGAAAACAATTCCCCTATTTGAAGTGTCCTTTCTACAGGATAGAACCCTCTGTAAGGTGTAAACTTTATGGCTGCGTTACACTTAAGTGTTAGCTGGGCTGCTCCACCAAGATTGTTTTCCTTCACTTCGTCAAGTGTCATGCCGAAATATTTCATGAAATCGCTTGTGCCATAGGTCTTGAAGAAGCTTGTGCCAACTGAAATTTCCTGAGAGCTTGTATGGTATATTGCTCCGGTGACTTGTAGGTAATCGGATTTATCTCTAACTTTTTTAAAATTAGATTGCTCGTTAAGAACAATATCCTCTATGTAATCACTAACTCTGTACTCTGGTACCAATGAGTGATCTTGCCACAACCTTCTTAGCTTTTCTGTTGTATCTCCAGAATTTTCAAAAGGATACTTTCCAGATTGCTCTGCGGCTTTCCACTTAGCTTCACCTGCTAAATATTCTATCGAGCCAGATGTTTGCACCACTCTTCTTGAATATAAAGGTGCCGGTGGTGGTGTGCCGTATAGGCCGTTGTATCCCATGCCAAAAACACTGTAGTCATTCTGTAGAGTACCTTCTCCAAAAGTGCCAATATCACTGTCGGTAAAGTAAAGATCACCTTGTTTGAAGTAAGACTTTTCTAAACTTGACGGAAGACCAGAAAAATTACTTCGTGCGTCTAGCGGCCAACGTGATGCAGTCAAATGTATAGTGACAGGGTTTTCAGAAAATCTATTATCAATATTTCTAGAATCCACAAAGAACTCATTAGTGCTCAAGAAATCGAACTTGTCAATCTCAATGTCTGGAAAGATCTTTGTTGACCCGATATTGACTAGCGTGTTTCCATAATTGTTCGAACCAGAAAGTATATTAATCCTGTCTTGCCTCAGGTTTCTCCAAGAGTAAAAATCAAAATTTACGCGGGTGCGCGCTCGGTTCGTGAAAGAATTTACTTCGCGAGGATAAATAACTTCTTTATATCCAATTTCAACTACAGCAACCTCTGAACTTGCAACGCTTCTGATTCCTTGGATTATATCAGATATGTCGTGAGGACGGTGTTGATCCATTTCCAACTTATTGTTCAACTCTTCACTTGAAAACATAGTTAAGTCATTCGGCGCCGAGACTTTCATAGAAATCAATCGAGTGTCTTCTAAGGGTATATCGCCATTATAAATGGTAGAGAGAGTTTCTTCTCCTGACCAATGGTCTCTCATATCTTCTTGTGAAACAACGAGAGCAGAACTAGTTGGAGCTTGAATTATATTTTCTGATATCTCTGTATGCAAGGTGATAGTAAGTGGTTGATATTTTTTCGTCACAAAGACTTCATCGTATACTTCCACTTCCCTTGACTCATTAACCAAAGTCATGCCAGGTGTCAGATCAAGTTCTGAATTCAAATCATGATAGTAAGTATTTATTGACTTAGGGTGCACACGAGATCCTCTTACCGAAATCGTAAGCTTGTTATCTTTCCTTTGCTTTCTAACAACAGGTGACTCTGTAGCCCTAAGTTGTACCCATGATGCATGTGCATATGGCGAAAGTGTGTTCTTAAGATAATCTTTATCGTTACTGACTGTTAAAGTATTATAATTTTCTATCTCATAAGGCTGAGTGTAACCTATAATTTTTTCTATATTTTCTACCACACTGAAAGGTGCAATTCTCTTGTATGCTGTAACATTACTATTTTGATGTGTTTCTCCCACTAGTTCATATCCAGAAACTATATCTGTATATATAGAATAACCTGTTGATGAGTCTATCTGTAAGTTATTTTTGTTCAGCGGCCATGCTGCAGCTAGACTAGATTTTATACTAGATTGTGTTATCTTAAGTGGGTCTAACTCTAAGCTATAATTTTCTGATATATTATTTCTTAATTCATACAGCTCCTGAACTTCAGCTTGTGACAATTCTTTATTAAACTGAGCTAGGTAATTCATTTTACCCATAAAACTTAACATAGACTGCTGTGCCGGATCCGTAGCGCCGAGCATCAACTTAAGATCTGCGTGAAACCTTATTGCTTGAAAAGAAGTGCTTGTCCTATTGGTTAATAGATCTACCGGGTTGCCATCAACATATATTTTTAAACCCGAGGTTGTCGAAGTGCCGTTGCCATCATATGTTACACACACATGGTGCCACTCTTCAACATTATACGAAGAAATAGTCTTTACTTCATAATAGTCTCCGCGTGAGGCAATACTAGAATAGTCATCTTGTATTCTAAAAATAAATTTGATTTTTCCAGATTGATGCTCTACTGATAGTTCCCACGCTCTAGCACCCGGATAAAATCCCTCAGCATCATAACTGGCCCCAGTACCACCTGCAAGTTGAGCAATTATACTCTCTTCACCATCCGCAATACTGATGGCGTCTTGTTTTACCCAAAGCTGAACACTTCTAGCATAATCTGTTGTTCCATTACCCCAATGTAGGCCGGAGTCATGGTCGCCAGGCCTGGAGCCTAATGGAGAAGATCCTTGTAAATTAGATAACTGAGACATGAACCCATTTGTAAAATATAGAACATCAATTTGTTTTGTATTTTCTTTTATGACATCTCTTCTATAGTTGCTTAGCTCTATCAAGTTCTCTTCTGATTTTGATGAATCAGCGCTATTTACCAAAGATATCTTTCCTAGACCCCAAGGGGTGCTGTCCTTATTTTCAATATTAGAAATTATCCTGACATGTACCTCTTCCATCTTTCCATTAGATATAAGCTCAGTTATATGTTTATTAAAACTTTTTTGACTTTCTTGCGCTGTAGTTCCAGAGCCAACTAAAGAAATCTTGCTAGTTTTCCACTTTCCAGATCCTACCTTATATTGTAAAACTAATTTCTCTTTTGAAGACGGAGAAGATGTTAAACCATACACTGAATTTGATAAGTCAGAGGAAGAGGTGCTCCCTTCTATAACTTCTATTTCAATAGAAAATTCAGAAGAAGTCGGTGTTATTCCTGTTAATGTCTCTAGTATTCTAAATTTATGACCAGTTACCTGCTCAAATTGAGATGGCAATTGATTGATTTCGTTAGAAAAAACGCTATCCCCCTTAAATAGAAGAGCGGCCTGGCCAGAACTTCCACTAATAATCGGACCTGACAGCACCAAATCTACAGGCGTGGCTGAACTTGATACCTCATAAATGTTAACATGAGTTGAGGAATCTGACTCGAAAGACCCGAGGAATGTAGCCTCGCCAGGGGTCTCAACAGCAAGAGCCGGCCCTGTAAATCCCAGACTTGTAGCAAATTTGGAGAAATCTCTTGGGCTCTCTACACGAGTATATATCTTTCTTTGAATCGAAGCCCAGTCGGAAGATCCTGATTGGTCTGAGTCTATTTTATACAAATATGCTGCCCCTTTATCATTAGAGACTAACTCCCTTTCAGATGAGTTAAAAGTAATGTCAAAGTTTGGCGCGCCGATGGCCATATAACTACCGCTAAAATCAATTGATGTACCGAAACCATCTATAAAGTCTTGATCTGGTGCTTTAATAGTATTTGTTTGAGAGTCTGGGTGAATTATATTCACTTCCCCAACAGGTGTCGAAGTCCCCAGTCCTCGATAACCCGTGCCTGGGTAACCAATCGCTACAACACCATCTTGATAAGCAAGGAACGCCGCTTCAGCATTTGTCTTCTCTGAATGGGTACGATACACTTCCCACTGCGAAGTTCCATGATTATATTGTATCTCTTTAATATTATTTAATCCATGCACTAATGCCTTAGAGGTGCTGGAGTCATAAGCCCAGTTTGTTTCAAATTGCAAATAGTCCGTTCCTGAATTTATAATACTTTGGTTTCTAGATCCCCAACCCAAAGAAGAAGATGTAAACCAATTTACTTTAAGACGCTCTGCAGTGCCGCTTGTTAAGTCTCCATATACCACGGAAGATCCAGAGAAGAATATCCCGCCCATTTTCGTGCTTCTGTTTAGACTGCTGCCGAAAGCGCCGGTTAGGCTAGTTTCTAAGACCCAGCCGCCAGATGAGCTTCGGTGAATATCAATTGCTCTTGCTGAATTGAAGGAACTGTCAGTGTGTACTATTGATGCCACAAGGTCTTCTGATTGATTAACTGCAAAAGCATCAACATTAAACCTAGTGTCTATAATATACTCAAGCGTGTATGACGTTCCTACCCTTCTATATAATCTATTTTCTGATATTAATAAATTTTCTGACGAGAACATTCTTGCTCCGGGGGCAATCAATTCTCCGGCGGAGGCTGTTATTTCTATAGTCTGGTTGCTTTCGACTGTTGCATATATAGAAGACTTGTCAGAATTGCTTGTAGACCAAGCTGATGGTAATGTACCAGTTGTCTCTTGAGAAAAATCTTTAATATATTGTCCGTGTTTAAGAGAAAATTTACTAACATATGGACGGTTGTCGTTTCTCTGCAAGAAATCGTATACTGTGTCATCTACTGATTGCGTCACCCAACTGTATTGATAGTCAGATTGTGGTATTTGATGTTGTACGAATTCATTGTCAAATCTTGATGCATGCTCTGTTCCAAGCATAAATCTTTGCGGATTTCTGTTTATTTTGTGTATAGACCCTTGAGTTGCGCTTCCAGACCGGTATCCAAACTTTTCAGACGGTTCTGCACTAAGAATATTTTTTGCTGTTCTTACGATTGAGTTTCTGTAATTTAGTGTATTGTAGACTGAGTATTCTTCTGTCTCCCTATCTCTAGTCAGAGCGGTTGTTTCTGGACCACCGAGAGCAGTAAACCTATTTGTTATGACATGCTCCGCTCTTGTCCTTTGGGGAACTTCAAAATCTACTACTCCACTTATATGAGTAGACGCTGCAGCATCCTGCGAGAGCCAAGACCCAGTGGTCTCCACAAGGTATTTATTTCTAGATAAGCGCCCCAATGTCTTTACAATTTCGTAATCTTTTTGATAGTTACCTAAAGCACCTGTAATTGAAGAATCCTTTATGTTTGAAAAATTCATAAAGCGGGTCGCTGACACTCCTCTAAAAAACATCGACTTTGGCTTGTTGATTGGAGTTTGTGATATTGTGAGCTGATTGCTTGCAAAATCAAGCTTATAAGCTTCAGGCCTTTCTGAATCTGATGTTCCAAAAGGGACATTTCTGTGTGGCATACCGCCGACATGTGTATCTGCAAAAAGACCCTTTAATGAAACATCTTTCGTTATAGAGATGTCTAAATGGTTGTTTGTTATTAAATAATTGTCCTTAAGATCTGCGCCTTCAACTCCATTAGACGCACTAGTCAATGTAAATGGAAGCTCCGCGTCTACACGGTGAGCTTGGCTGTCTAAATCGTCTTTTGTCACAACTACACTTTGGCCGTTGTTTATTCTTGATAAAGCGGAAAGAGGTTCGTGACTTAACTTGTTTATGCCGGTGGTAAGATTACTTGGCATGCCAGTGATTACCCTAAACGGTGTTGATTTCCAACGAGTGGATGACAAAGAGTTTGGTATATCTGTTTTTATTGCCTGATACAAAGAATACCTAACATCTGAAGCTGGTATATCTCTAAAGTGACTATAAACCTTAGTTGTTTCCGAGGATATAGTTACACTACTGGGAGTGCCATGGTGGTTCCCTACATAATCTTTTATTGATCCCGACCCTGCTGCTAAATCTGCATCATCACCCATTTTCCACCAAGCGACAACATCATCGTAGCGGGAAAAATTTGTAATGTCAAAGCTGCGGCCGCCATTGTATATCTCTGTCGCCTGCCCAGCTGTAAGCTCTGACCCCGTAATCATAACGATATCTGCTATGCGACCATTGAAACTGTTTGAGCCACTGACATTTGCGGCGCCGATAACAAGACTATTTGAAGTATTTGTCATGCCAGAGTAGCTTCCTACCGAGCTGGTTGTTGCAGATGCTACAGCGCCGTCGATGTATATTTTCCTAGGCGTTGCTGAAGCTGTTGCTTCGTCAAGCGTACCATCATACGTCACAATTACGCTGGTCCAGTCAGTACCTATTTGATTTGCAGCAGTGATAGTGGTGTGATTACTCGCGTCACTAAAGAGAGTAAATTCTAGGTCGTCATCATCCACTTTTACAGAATATTCGGAACTCTTATTTAACAAGACCTGTTCGCCGCTGCCGGTGTTTTGTAAATTAAACCAAAAAGATATTGCAAAGGGAGCATCTGGACTGTTACTATGTGTAAGATCATCTTGATCGGACACTTCTACAGAAGAACTAGAAGCAAAATCTATAGAGGCCTCTACTTGGTTCTCAAAAAAGTCATTTGGCTGTTTCCAATTAAATCCAAACTCGCCAATAGACACAGCGTTTGCGGAGATTTCTTCATTACTTAAACGCAAAGTAGGTATTTTATGTTGGTATTTGTTTCTTTCGAGTGCGTGACTTTCTACTACATTTTTTATATTACTTCCAAATTCTGATGAGGCTGGAATTAATTGGTTTAAAAAATTTGACAAAGAGTAATCTATCCACCTGTAATATTCAACAAACTTATCCAAATCCATGTCGTTCCGGACTCTTCTGAAAAATCTTTCTCTTAGTTTTTCAAGTCCCTTGTAATCTAAGCGATATTTATGTACAGGATCGCCTATAATATTGTTATAGCCAACTATACTTGCAAACATGTTTATCATTTCTATGGACACCACTTGGTACATACTTTTTTCAAAATTATAAAAGTATGTAATTGGCCTACTATCTGACTCGAACCTATCTAATTCTTGAGACTTTATCTTGACCCGGTCGCTAGTGTGAAGATTATCTAGAACATTGTATTCAACCACTGGTAAAAATTCTTGCTGAATTGAACTTGGGCCGGCAACCATGTCTATTGCTAGACCAGGATATTTTTTAGAAGATTGTGCTGACTGGCCTGCTTGAGCTGAAAAGTCTACGATATCCATCTGATTTGAGGAGTTTGATGCTGTGAGATTGTTGAATTGCCATCTTAATAAAAGTGATTCTGCTCTTTTTAAATTCTCTCCGTCATCATGAGATGATATTTTGAGTGGATCAGTACGACCAAAGAAATTTGGATTCTTCGCATACTCTTTAATTTCATCCTCATCCAATATATCTCTCCAGGCAGACATACCAAAAGCGCGGACGTCAGAAGAATCTAGGTGTGAGCCACTAAAGTTTGTCTTATGGGACCCAAGATACAAGGCTTTATCCTGTTTAGAAAGCTTATCAAAGTCATCACCAGAAATATTTGATGACAGTTTAAAAGTATTTTTAAGTGTGTCTAATTCATACTCATACCCGATAAGTTCAATTGCATATTGATTAGATGAACCAGTAGGTATTACATTAAAGTCTACAAAACTTTTTTTACCTATTCTTACAGCCAAAGCCCAGTGAGTATTATCATACACCCGAGGTATTATAGAAGAAGAGACTGCCTGAAAAACACCTGCTGATGAGGAAAGTTCAAAATATCCATCCGGAGAATATCTACTCTTTTTATTGAAGTACACCTGAAAGCTTCCTGAATCCTCTGCATGCCATTTCAGTGGATCGTCCTCATTAGTGGAACCTAATACAGAATGCATTCCAAATAGTGAAACTCTATTTGTTTCGCTTTGATTTAATGATGACCGCTTCGTAAAGTAGAAATTACTCGTTACAGACATTGGCTTCTTACTGGGTTCGGATGCTATATAGCTTATTTCATCAGACGCTGAAGAGGTATGATGTACTGTACCTTGATAATTTGTCCCTTCAAAGCTAATTGTTTTTCTTTTTGCGGTTGCATAAACAGGCTTAATTTCAATTGGAAAATTTTCATTTTTACCGTAAGCGTTAAGACGTACCAACTCTTGATCTATACCGAAACATCTTATAAGGTTTCTAAAAGATTGTTCTGTTCCCTTTGTTTTAAATATGTGCACGAGACTTTTGTGAATATTAGACAGTATAGTGTTTCTAACTTCTGTTAAATCATGCTCAAACTTTGTTTTTTCTGACCTTTCATAAAACATCTCAAACAGCGATGCATCTGGAAATATCTCTGTAGTGACAAGGCCAAAGTGCCTTAGTATATGATCAACCCAAGGTTTTGTATGGTTACCGGTGAATTGAAACAAATAATTATCATCACATCCTAAAATAAAATTATTTCTAAGAGAATTTGTATATTGGCCAGACTCTTTGAAAAATTCATGATATGCAAAATCTCTAATCTTTGGCAAATTTTTTACTTTTAAGAAAATATCATCAAAGCTTGAAGCCATGATCTGTAATAAATCTGCGTACAAACCTTCTTTATCCAAATCATGTAAAAAATTAGGAACACTGTTTGCCAATGAAGCCATGTTGTTTCTATCGTGACCTTCACCAATTTTGCGATATTGTTCAAGAACGTCTTTAATTAAAACATTCGATGGATTTATAATTGGGTCCCCAACTTCTTTAAAGCTTGAATCTGGTAAATTTATACTTTGATCAATAGCGCTGATGGATGATCTCATGTCACTGTCCCAGCCTACAATCTCACCATTGCCAATTCTGCCTGAATAATCTAAAACTACCTTATCGTGTGACCCTATTCCCGTAATACCCTCGTTGAACTTGTAATACAAACCCAAGTTTGCATTGGTGTGATCTTTGTCTGTACCTCCATGGACCGGACTATACCAAAATCTTCCTATTTCTTTTTCTGTTCTTGCTTCTTTCCAAAACCTAATTTCATCAAGAGAGCCTGATAGTTTTCCAGAACCTTTTGGTGTGACCTCTACACTACCTCCAATTGACCCAACAAAGGGTCGGTCAACTGGACCTACAACAATAGAATCAACCCTGGTACTGTCAAGTTCACCGTCTACATAAAGTTTTGTTACTGTGGAGGTGTCATCTGATAATATTGTTATTGCATAATGGTGCCACTGATTGTCACCTACAGAATCCTTTGTAATGTCCGAAGAGCCTATTCTAGCCGATACCTTTGTGCCGGCTGCGTTGGTGCCGGATTGATATACAAACGAAATTGGTGACTCTGTGGATGAGTTAGTTGATTCAAGGTAAACAGCTATTTTACCGTATTGATGATCATTGATACCGAAATCAGCAGTTGTTGACTCAAATATGACCTCGTTTCTTATAGCTGTTGAATAGAAGCTTGAAACATCTTTCTTGAGCCAAAACTCAATTGTATTTCCTTTTGACCCATCAATTTTTAGATTGCTTTCTCGGTTGTTATTGGCATCGTACACTGTTCCTATATGTGGCCCACCAGTGAATTCTATATATTGAGGATTATCTGTAGTAGGAAAAGTACTGTGCTGACTTATTGTATCACCAGTCCTATCAAATGTAATGTGACCTTTAGCCTTTGGATATTCGTGTTCTATAAAATATAAATCTAAATATGAAGCGGATAAGGACCACTCTACCTTTTCCGCCTTTGAGCCATCATATGGATAAGACTCATATATACCCTTTATGGTGTCTTCATAATATTTTTTTGCAGAACCAAAATAAGAAAAAGTTTCTGGCTTTCTGTAGTCAATTTCTGGGATGTATCTGGATTTAAGTTTTATGTAAGCATTTACTAATCTTTCCGACTCTGCTTCGCTGAGAAAGTTTTTATTTGTATATTTTCCAAGTATCTTGACGTTTACTTTGTCGCCATGATTGTAATGCCCGGGCATCTTAATAACTCCTTATTTTATTAATCAAGTTTTTTAGGGTCCACTCTAAATTTGAATTTTTCTTTTTGTTCAACATAATCTGTACCATCTTTATATAAAAAACTTATCTCATATAAATAGTTTGGTTCTAGAATTGACATGTCTAAATCGAAGTAAGAACCCTTTAAGTCATAAGATAAAGAAGAATAACTTGGAGAACTGCCAGTAGAGTAGTCAATCACAGTTGTATTATCCACTGGTCTTGAAACCTTGTAGTATGCGTCTCTAATCGTATTTACCGGTGCTTCACTTGTAGCAACCGTATAAATGTTTGGTTTCCAATTTTTGTCCCTAGTATGAACTCTAAATGTACCCACTTCACTTGGGTGATAAGTGGGCTTAAGATTTGTTATGTTCACTACATAGTTAGGAATTTCATAATAAGAATAAGACAAATCGTCCTTAACAGATATGGCGGAACCTGTAAACAATTCCGTGTTTGCTCCTGAAGCTGAGTCATGCTTTTGCCAAACATCATATAATGTTTCCTGGCTTCCCGAGTAAGAAAAGGTCGCTTTGTATATGCCTTTCGAATGTCTACTTGCTGTTATATAATTGTTCTCAACACTAGGCCCTGTAACTGGCTCTCTTTCTTGCCCGGGAGAAGGTACCAACTTAACCAACAAATGAGACCCTGTATTTGGTATGTCCACATACCCGGTTCTTCTCCTGTTATAAAGATAGATATTGTTTAAATTTTCTTCTGCAGTAGCCAAACTAGACGACCTATATGTGCTGGATCTGTCGTCTTTTATAGAGTCATCCCATTGAATTTCTATAATTGGCTTTTCAAAGTAGTGGTGAGATGACCTAGCAAAAAATTTCTTAGTGTAATAACTTTTTCCAGTTGCTCCAGACTCATATGAGCCAGACAATTTGACCACTAGTCCATAGTTTATAGCACCTTGGCCGCCACCAAAGTTTGTAAATGTGCCCACAGAATCACCAAAACTGGCGGATATAATACTGTTTCCATAAAACCCTCCGGCTACGTGTGAAAAATTAATAGTATTAGCACTCACTGATGACGATAATTTTAGTGATAAATTGTTATCTAATTGAGTTTTTATATTGGCAAGTGTATCTTCTTTTGTAGTACCCTGCTCAACGTAGTGATTAGTTGAAATAGTGGCCGACGCGGTTGAGATTATAATATTATGATTTTGACCATCATATGTATAAAGATTTATTATCTCCGATTGCGGGGGGTTACTAGCTAATGTAATTGATGCAGTAGCATTAACCATAGTTCCTGCTTCGAGCTTCAACCACTCTTCAACCAAAGGGGTAATATTGACTTCAAAATCCTCTAATCCGGAATCTAATAATTTATCATAATGCAAAGGGACTGGTGATGTATGTATATAATTCGAAGATGCATAATCACCTCCATAATTGTACCAAGGTGTTCCTGTACTTGCCGAAAACCAGTTACTTGGGCCCTTATCAAGATAACTCTCCATATCTAACCCTTCTCCTTCGTTCCATGCCCGAACCAAAGGGGCAGCGCTAATTGTATAGCCAGATGGAGTAGTTTGTCCATGCTCTGCGTTGAACAACTTCAATATAAAAGAGACTGATCCCGAAGCTGGAATCTCTGATGCGTTTCTTAAAGTCTGAATTTCACCTACAGCAAATTGCGTCAAAATTCTGGCGCGCTCGAGAGAGCCAGTACTAGCGTGGCCATATATAGAAAATATCTCTAAAATATCAGATGCGCCCATGTTGGCGCCAGACGCACGATTATTAAGATTTGACTTGAATGCTGTTGAGATGGTATTATCTTTTGTTGCTACTATTCTTTTTATCGACATTATATAATTGTTCCTGTGATATCGTTTTTATACTTTAATTCCCAAATACTATCTTTTGGAATGTGGATCATACGACCGTCAATTGACTTATTCGCCAAAATATTGTGCCCATACGACGAGTGGGAAGAAGAGCTTTTTGAAGTTATCACAACATCAGAAACATCTAGTATCTCAGGGACACCCTTCAGGATTTTAAATATTTCTGTAATACTAAATGGCTCTCCAATTTCTGGTTTTACTTCATTTATTTTTCGATATATCTCTTCTTTTGCCCGATTAAACACCGCGTTTTTGTTGACGTCTCTAGGACACAATGCAGTAAATTCAATGCCTATATTTATGATTGTCGCATCGAACATATCCAAACTATCATTAACCATTCTTACGGAATTTAACCAAGTCTTAAGATTTTCTTTAAGTACAGAACTGCAGTGCTGAAGTTTTCCCTGGTTATCTTCTCCTATTAAATACAGGTTCATGTTTCTTCTATAGTCGTCGTCATCTCTATAGATTGCTGCTCGTTTTATAGCCCCGAAATTAGACGGCATTGCATACACAGCTGAAACATAGTCTTGAAGTGTGACCGCTCTTCCTTGCATTGCGAAAGTCGCTGTTGCTCTGCGTTTTATCTCTTCTGTTGTTGGGCTTGTTATATCTCCATTAATTGGCGTAGGATTGTTAACTTCAAGATTTGTATATATGTAGTTGATTTTTCCGGTTTCTAGATCTTGCACATCCCTAAATTCTATCTTTGGTGATAAAACTTTAGTTATCGTACCTGCCGCAGCATTGACATTATCTAATGTATTTGTTCTATAAGTTATTGTCAAATTCGTATTTACAGGTGTTACTCCAAATTTATCTGTTGATAGCAACTTAGACGGATCAAAATTTGCATTAGAAACGTAATTCTTGCCGGCTATATCCAGTACCACATCTGATGGATCTGCAACTACATTATCTTTTATTTCTTCTTCCGATCCATATCCAAATATCACATAAACCTGATCAACTGTTCTTTCAACTATAAAACGCCTTGGAACCTGGATTGGCTTCATGATAGATGCTGCAGCCGGATCGATGGTGCCATCAGTTTGGGTGCGAGATAGCGTTGGTCTATAGATAGTATTTTGACTTAAATAATCAACCTCAAAATACTCATTCCCTTCTGAATCTAAAATTGATACAATTTCTGTTATATTTGTTCCGGGAACTGGTATTTTAAGAAACCTCTTATAATCACCAACCTCTACAACCGTTTGCGACTCCTCGCCCGAAGCGACTCTTCCCGTAGTCTTAACTGCATAATAAACTACTCTTGAGCCATCTGCAGAAACCTGATCTGCAACAATTTCTGGGTTGACATTATAAAGTTCTATATCATCTATTAAAGTAAAAACATTCCCCGCGGCCGTTGAGAAAGACGTGCCCCTAGCTATACGAGGCATATATCTTAGATCTGGTGCGACGTTTGAGTCACTTGCAGGGATTGGTATAAAAATTTCCACTTCTCCAACAGAAGACTTAAATGGACTATGCTTGTAACCAAGTTGATTTGCGTGATTTAAGACATTATCATATTCCAAACTTGTGTTTAAAAACGACTCGTTGGCATTATAATCTAAATAAAAAGATAAATTATCACCAACGTAAGCTACAAGATCTGTCATCAATGAACCAAAAGATGCTTCATTGAAATCTTTATAGGTATTTGGATAATATTTTTTAGCATAATTTACGAGATCTCTTTTTATTTTTTCGAAATCTGTGCTCGTATAGTCAATTGGTACAATTTTTTTTGGCATCTTATTATTCTCTTTTATAAATTAGTTAACTGTTTTCTACTTACAGCGCTTGGGTACCCTCTGATACATTGAAGACCATATAATCTTCAACATTTATTGAAGGAACACTATATCTAACTACAAGCTTGATTTCGTTTCTATCTATAAAACTTTCTCCTCTTTCGTCTTTATCAATCAATTCTGATCTTATTGATACAAATGGCATATACTTTTCAAATTGATCTTTTATTTTTTTGTGTATTAGTAATAAATCTTGAGATGGATAATTTGTAAACAAAAACCTTCTTAGACCTACCCCTAATTCTGGGCGTCCGGGCCACTCGCCTTCAGATGTAAGTAAAAGAAACTTTACATTCTGTTTTATATTCTCTTTAATATCTTTTATGCTGGCATAAGCGCCTTCAAGATCTGATAAGCTAAGTGGGTATCTAGGTTGAAACATCGTTATAAGCCTCTTTCTAAATATAAATAGTATCTTCTAGTTTATTCCTCATCAGAACAAACTATAGCTGTAGGATCTATACCATCTTCTCGTAACCTTTCTCTAGTACAGGCTTGGTTTCTGTATTCATTATCTCTTGGCAGCTCGTAAGTTGGTAGCGCCAATAAAGTAAATAAACTTAAAGGGTGCCCGTATCTACCATATGTCCCAATATTTGCCCAAGGGGCGTTCTCCCAATCTCTAAACCTTCCAGAACTTGCTTCTTGACACGGAATCTGAAATGCATAGCTACCGTCCAACAACTGAGCTGGACCCCCTATGACGTATGATGTCAGCCTGTTTATGGATTTACCTAAGTATACGCCACCGTCTGTTTGAAACGGATTCAACATTCTGGCCAACCCAATTGACAAGTCTATGGGAAAACCGGTATTCACTGGTATGTAACTTTTTTGACCAGGTGTTTTTCCTCTCAAACCAAAAGGAGTTTTATCTTCCCCGCCGCGGAAACCTAAAGATGATTGATTCAATCTAGGTATTTCACAGGCATAAAAGTGACTTTTCATTTCTTTGTATGCGGGATCCAACTGATCAGCGACTCCTCTAAAAATTACTGATGGGAAATATTTTATAAAGTTCGCTACCATTTCCCCTATCAATTTAAACCAATCCCCATTCAGACCATCTAAATTAAAGCAATCTGGTGGCTCACCGCCGGCGGGAAACTGCTCCCCAAGTGCACTTAATATATCTGCATTATTGAAATTTGTCCCAAATTGCTTGCCCATTGATGCTTCAAAATTGTCTCGCTGAGCCATTACCAAAAATACTGAAGCCAAAGAAGATTTTGTAGAAGTCAAAACTGAAGGCATGGTGTTGTATCCTGCCAACATTGATGTACTATGTACTGTCAATAGCGAAGCCAGTCGTCTATAAGGTATTCCAAATTCATAGAAAGATTTAAACTTTTGTTCTTTAGAGAGGCCTGTTAGCATAATTGGGTCTCTTGCAATTATAGTATTTTTAATATCTTCAAATGTAGTTAGCGCGTTTGGTATACATATGTCTGATGTACGCAATTCCATTTCGTGACTCGCTATTGGTATAGAAATGTACTTTTCATACGATGTTTCATCTTCATCTTCAGAGCTAGATTTTTCATAAAATATCCTTCCAGTTCTTTCTTCTTCACCTATTTCAGTATCTTCAGAAAACAATTTCTCTATAAATCTAGCTGGTGATAAAATTGAATTATCTGAAGTTTTCAAATCATGATCTAGTACAAGATTTAACCTTATACCGTGTCGTGCATCAAGTTGAGATACCAACTCTGCGGCTCTAGGATCAATGCCTGAGAGTAATTTTGAAAGCTCTTCCAATAATATATCCGCATATCTCAGCGCATCATTAAAGTTCTCAGAATAGCGGTCGATGATTGTTTCTAAATATTGTCGTGTAACCGGATTATTGAAATTTCCCGCTTCTTGTAAAAATTTAGATGCGTTATCAATTTCACTTATAAGAGTGTCATTACTACTATAATATCTTGCTGGTTGCGTGTCGCGGAGATTTTCGGATTGGTGTCGCTGGTACCACGGGTCAAACAAATCATCGATCTTTGGATTGTGAAAAATACCATCTATCAACATTGTAGGTCGGTCTGAGTACACTGGAGATAAGTTATATGAAGATTCTTGATCTTGTGATATTTTAACAAAGTGGTGGCCACCGCCATTGGGGGCAACGGGCATTTCAAATTCATTTTCAGCAATCTGATCAAAACCACCACCGCCAAGCGATATTGTTCCGTTATTATTGGGCTCAAGAGGATTATCGGTAGACCCCATGCGGCGATCCAGTTCATTCAATCCAATCGCTACATCCTGGGGGTTTGAGTGTAAAGTTACCAAAGTTTTCTTTTTTTCAAGCCGAGCCTGATAGTCCTCATTCATATTGACGGTCGTGTGTAGTACCCCTATATCGCCACCGGTGGTGAGATCTCTAAAAGTAGATACATTAACTTTGTAAGCATTTTGATTTCTATAGCCTCGAATCACACTGTTGAGAGTAAAGTTGTTAAGTGTATCGGGCATGCCGTTGTCTTTTAATCGGCGTGCAGCTTCGGATATAAAAAATTCTGGCAGGTTTCTGTTATCTCCATAGAATAAAGATGGGCCACAATCATAATCTGCCGCCTCTGTCCTGTAAACTGTTTTCTCCAGGTTGGTTTGATTTGTAGCAAGTTCTCCTGCAGGATTACAAGTAATTCCTCTTTGTTGGCTTGTTTTTGAAAATGGGCCTTTGACATCCTTAGACGTTGCCCCATAAAAACCATCCACGCGACGTTGGGAAAACCATGACACCAAGTTTCCTATTGATAGGACGGATTCATCACGACTTTCCAATATTGACGAAACACTTTTCTGATAAAAATGATGCCGTGAAGCTTGGGCATAGCTGAAATATTTTCTTGCTAAAAGCTCTTGTTGTTCTTCAGTCGCATCGATGCTGTCGGGCTGTGAATTTTTGAACCTTGCTATAAACTGATTAATATCATTTCCGATAACTCCAAGATCAGGTTGTTCTCTTCTAAGTAAATGTCCAGGATTATATTTGAAAAATTCATCAAAAACTGAATGTTCATCTTCATTTGCATCAATTGCAAAATGCCCTGTATTTGCTCTAGCTTCTTTATTTGAAGCTTGTGACCATATCTTTTCTGTAGTGAGCACAGCACAACCCATCGAGTTTCTGCCGGCGCCCATGAAGCGTTGCGACCTTAAGAACACTGGGACTGCACCGCCGGTTTGTTCTCTTTGGTCAGTTCTTCTTCCCATTGCCCAGTTTACCGCAAAGTGGCGCCACATGTTTCGTTCGAGATCGGTATTTGGGTCTTGGCTGACATCTGCGGTAGCGCGGGACCAGTTGTTCCAGGTTCTCATTCTTTCCGCGGCTAAGTTATCATCAAACTCTAACCTCTGAAACGCGTCATGGTGAAAATCTATATATGATCCTATCGCCTCAGAAGTTGCCTCTTTCAAATACTCAGCGCGCTTTCCGGATTCATCTTCTTTCCCAAAGGTGGCCACTTCTGGAATAAGGTACCTAACGAAACACTCCTTTATATTTCCACTAGAATCTTTTACTTGTGTTATTAGTAGTCTCAGTGGTATTTTGTATTCGTTCTCACCAATGATATGTTGTGATTTTTCATTTAAAACATATATCCCCAAGTCGATTTCCCGGGAGCCGTCTATCTGTGCCGCGACTCCGGGCTGAAAATCGAGCGACAGGTTATTATCATAATATGCATAACCAGCAGATGGGATAGGAACACCAATACCGGTAGGGGCATCTTCCAGGCCGTCTTCTTTACTGATAAAGCCGATTCCTCTTACTGGAGCGGCTGTTGTAACAGATGGCATGCCAGAGTCTGTGCATAGTGTGTCTGTAGTTGTCCTTAAGACCTGTGATGGTTGCGGTGTTGGGGGATTAGGCTCTTCTCCTGTTCCGCATTGGTCCCAAATTACTATGTTTCTTTGTTCGTCGTACCTTGGGCCCAGATCATCGCCTCGTTTGGGGATAAGCCGTAACGCTTCTTGAAGGCGATTACCCAGTGAGGTTTTCTGACCTTCGGAAAGTTCCTCAACTGGATTATAGCCAGATTCTCCCGGTTGAGTGAAGATAGGAGATGCATAATCTGTTAAATCAATGATATATTCTTCCCAAATTTCTTCCTCTATATCATCGCGAAGAATATCAGATATATTGTCGTACTGCTCTTGAGTTATTTTTCCTGCCTTGTTTATAAAAACATTTTTGGATCTAATTGCCTGTGGCACAAAAGACTCCGAGCCTCCGGCTAAAACATGTATACTATCAACAGTTAGATTTTCCTCTAGCACCTCTGGCATCGATTCCCAAACAGAATTATTTACATTAACAGACGGGGACAATCCACGCGATGGAGCATTGAACTGGCCGAATACGCCTTCGCCGGCGCTGCCGCCGCCGTAACGGGCGCGAGGGGCGTATGTTTGGTGCGGTCTGAAGCCGTCATCTTGGAAAGATTCTGGGTTTGTAGCGAGTATATAATGCCTAGGTTCATATTCAATGGTTTCTGATATACTAATTGAGCCGTCAGATGAATGGCGCGCGCCACCAAGGTGTTCGCCAGAAATAGTATTATAATATTGTGCAGAATCTTTTGTTCGTGGTTGAGGAGGTACCATCTCAGAACCATCGGGGATGAACTCACCCTTAACTACTGGCTCAAAGTCTTCTTTAAATTTTGAACTGAAAAGATCATTTTCGGATATTCGAAAGTACTGTCTCTTTCTTTTTATAATTCTTATTGGGGCTCTTTCTTTTAAACTTTTTGGCTTACCATGCCAATAGGGCCGTGTACCATCTACGTCATAAAACTTTTTCAACAAATGAAAAACAAATCTTTCTACACCAATGTTGTTGGCATATATGCCAGAAAGTAGACTAGAAAAATCTTCAAGAGACCATAATTCTTTTTCTGGCCATTGATCGGGGTCTTCAATAATTGATGTAGTTTCTTGAATATTATTATCATCTCCTATTTCAAAGCCCAATAATTCCTCTTCTGTTGGTATATCAAGCTTTAAAGGTACTTGTAATTCTTGATATAGCTTCCATACGAGAGAATGATGATATGGAAGCCCAATCGAGTTAGTTGGGTACCCAATAAAGTCAAATAACGCTTGTCTTTGTCTTTCTGCTAGACCAGGCATAGGACCAAGGGTTAACTCAAAGCGGCCGTTTGTTCTTATATACCTCTCCAAGTAAGTGAATGAATTTTTCCGATATTGATTTATATCAGATTCCACAAGCTCAGAAACCCACTGATGGTCCGTAGTTCTTTTGTAGGGTGCATTTACTAGCTGCATTTTATTTAGAAACCAGTTGTTGTAATCTACATCAACCTTGTTTTCAAATAAAATTTTTGATAAAACACCAACATAACTATCTAACTCTTTTCTGATTATGCTTCTTATAGCAACCGGGCGGTTGTTTGTATTAGCAATTTTTGAAAATGCTTCGTCGAGCAAAATAGGATACCTTTGGAAGCCTTGTTCATTTTCTATAGAGTTTTCTACCAGTCTTGAAATATATTCAAAAAATAACGGATCTGATTTTACAAAATCAATGTCCCATGTACTGTATGCAATAGCCCCTTTTATCAAAGCCTCCAAACAAGTTACACGGATGTAGCCTCTTAATATTGTTGAGATTATGGCCTTTTCAAATGCGCCGGGTTTTGAGTAGTCCAGATTATACATAGAATTTCTAGGATCCATTAACTCTTTTGCATACATACCAGGGAAAAAATTTGTTACCAAATCATCAAACTTTACGGGACCTTGTGATAAAAAGCCGCTTTCATTTACCAAGCCAATGGTTTCGCAACCATCAGTGCCATCTCCAGACGAAAAGTACGGTCTGGATCTTAGTTTTGAATCTAATCTTTGCAAATATTCTGTATCTTCAAATAATCTAGAACCACCCATATAAGAAACCAATTGTTCAATGGTGCCCTCTAGGACTTCCTCATATTGTGCCAAGTGCAAAGACTCTAAATTTTCAACATTATTAATGTCCTCAAAATCAGGCATACCGTTTAAAAAATAATCCAAATAATATTTTTTTGCTTGGTCAGTTATTTGCTGTTGGAAAACCTTTCTTCTAAGTGGGTTGTTTTGCGTTCCTTGATTGAAAAGTCCTCTATATTCCTCTGGAACTTGTTCACATAAAAGTATTTCATTGATTGGTTGTTCAGTTGTTCCTAGAAAAAACCCATCATCAATCCTTGTTCGATTACTTATAGTTGAAGAATTTAATGTTATATCGTTCATCTCAGTCTGCATAAGGCCGAATGCGGGATGCTCTAGCACCACACTTTGACCAGCTGTTATCAAAGATGTTTTTATTAGCTGCACTGTTCCGATATCTAAATCTTCCTCATCCTCTTCTCTTTCTTCTCTTTGTGCTTCCAGTTCTATATTATAGAAATCTCTTATAACTTCTAGAAATTTATTATCCCTAACTACTCTAAAAACAGGCTCTATTGTCTCTTGAATATCTCTTTGGTACCTGTCTATAACTTTCTTAATAGCTTGTAAATAAGATATATTCAAGGCCCTATTAGATTCGTCTTCACCGTGGCCGTCATTTCCGGCGCCGGCGGTACCGACGCTACCGAGGAATCTATTAGCTGCAAAAGGATCTAAATTAGGCCATGTATTAACAACTTCTGTTTTTGAGCCGGGGTTTTCACCAGTGGGGTCGCGAGGGACCTCTAAAAATAAAGGAAACAAGTAATCAAATATTGCAGCGTATTCAAGTCTCAAAGAATTGTCCAACAAAGATGCTTGATCATGTTCCGCAAGTGAGCCTAAAAGTCCAGTTATTCCACTATCAATGAGTTCATTCGAAAGATCTTCTCCATAAAATAAAGAACCCTTCAAGGGTGTTGTTATGCCCGCATACGGATCTGTGTCATTTCCTGGAGAGAGGGCGCTTTCTCGTCTATTATTGGCTGTCTGTTGCGCGGCGTCTGGTTGTGTTAATTCCTCTCTACTTACTGGGTTTAATTGACTTTTATAGATTTCAAAGTCTCTATATTTTACTTTTTCATAATCATCACAAAGACGGAATAGAGTTCTTCTTAAATAAAGAGTCAAGCCTTGTCTGGAGAAATCTACGTCTGCTAAGTTAAAAGTAGCAATCTTTTGTAGATTATTAGTAGCTCTCAAAAACCTCATTGTAGCAATCGGATCGTATTCTTCACTATCTATATTCACCAGCGATGACATATCTAAAAACAAGGAAGGTGTAAAATTAGTTAAAGAAGATATATAGCTCCTTTTTACGACAGATAAGGATGCTTCTAATGCTAATTTTGAAGATTCCTGAAGCGCTGGACTATTTGATATTTCTGTAGTATCGACTTCTGGTATCATGTCCTGTAAACTCATCTCTCCTGTCAGTAATTGAAAAGCTTTTGTTTTATCCATGATACTTTTTTCTACTTGAGCGACAGCTTCTGCGACCCTACTTTCTTCAACCTCGCCCCTAGTTGCAGCGTTTCGTATTCTTGTTAACAAATCAGAAGTGTCGCTGCAACCTTGGGTCCCTAATAAGTTATCGGTCTGTGCTAGACGGCTACATATGTTCTCTGGGATGTAGATACCTATTGATTCGAATAAAATTAGTATCTTCTCCTTACTGTCAAGTTCAGATTCTAGATTGTAGTTTTTTGCTAAGTTTTGTATAATATTGTATACCTGTCTATTGACTGGTTGACCTTGTAGCAGCGCACACAGTTCTCTGGGTGTTAAGAAATTTACCAAATCATCTATTAAGCTTGAAACATTAGAATTTTTATCTGGGGAAACTCCTGTTTCTACCATTGCAGATGCAAAAGCCCTTTTAATATCTGGGCTCGTATCTGATGCTGCTCCATATAAATCTCTTACCAGTTGTTCTTTGCACAGTGGTGAATTTAAAATATCTAACAAATTTTTAACAATTGCACAAACCATTCTCAAAGCCAATGCGTCGAGTTGTTCAAAAAGCTCCGAAAAGTCCAACCCTGAGTACTGAAATATTGGTATGTCAGGTATCTCCGGCAATTTAAGGTTTGGAAGCTGAATGTTCACCCCTGGAATGTTCGCACAAGCAACAAAATCACACAACAACTTCGAGAGGTTCTTTTTATTTATAAAGTCCCTGTAAAGTTCATCTATAGTGCATACTGATCCCACCACAGGCAGAGCCTCATCAATACCCCAAGATATGTCTTTTTCTCGATCATTATCAAAAATTTCTCCAATTCTCTTTATCTCTTCTCTTTGTTTGAGGTCATTAATAAAATCGTGAGATGGGTTGTAGGGAGACCCATCATTTTCGAACTCCATTGGTGTACCGTCACTATGTATAGTGTATCTCATTATTAATCCGGCGCCAGTAGTAATTGGAGACCCAGAATCTTCACATGGTGAACTTCCAAGACCTACTAGCTGCTCCAATGCTTGTTGCCAATTATCTATTCCTAGTGGTATCAAATTGTATATGTTCTTTAAATAATTTAAGGTTCGTGAATTTGTAAGAGGTCCTTGCAAATTTTCATAGGATCCGTCAGATGCGAACACCTTGACTTTGCCAACATTTGGATCAGATGAATCTACAAATATTTCTGTTATTTGAACTGAATTATTAACGTCAGAAAACTTAATTAATATTTTTGTACCAGTAGAGCCTGAAAATAGTTTTTCCCTTTTTGCTTCTAGTATATCTTCTATGCTTTTTGATGAACTCTTTACTCTTTCGCGGAAAGTTTCATTAATAGAGATTAGAGATTTTATGAGACCAGGCAAAGGCGATAATAATTCTGCCTCTTTATTTAGATCTAATTTTAAAACTGAATTTTTTATTTTAAATTGTGAAATATCTTTACTTACCTGCTCACTCCTAAACATGTCTACAAGTTGTGCTATTCCCAGCTCTAAATCGCTTAAATGAATGGACAATGGATTACTTGATGGTGCTGGAGGTAGTTTTCGATTAACATAATTTGAAGCTGCTGTTCCTATTTGCGCAAGAACATCATCAGTATTATATGACACATCGTCTAAAAGATTTAACACAGGTATATTCCCAAAAACTCCCAAGTCCAAATTAGAACCATCTAAATTTCTGCCGGCCGCGGCGAGAATGGACTTGTTTCTAATTTCTCTAGAAATCTCCAACTTCTTTTTCATTGCAAATGCTTTATAATTTTCAAATTTAATTTTTGCTAATTCTCCAGTTGATTCGGAATCAGCACAATAGGTTGATTCTACTTCTGTTTGAAGATCGTCCATAGCAGATTGATTTGAAGACGAAATAGCGGCTGCTTGCTGTAAGTCAAACCTAAAAAGACCAGTTTCGATTCTGTCAATAAATCTTCTTGATATTTCAAAATATGCCCTATAAACGTCTCCTGGCCTTAAGGACGGTGTTCTGAATTCTATAAATTTTATGGGACTATCTAAATTTAAAGATTTTAGATTCTTTTTATAAAAAGCAACAGTTCCATCAATTTCAACTTCATATTTCTGTCTTGTATGTAATGTAGTTACTCTATAGTTTTCCCTATCCTCTTGGTATGCTTGTTCGGATTCATCATCTTCAAAAACCAAAATATCATTATCTCGAAGGTCCTCATGCATATTCCACACCAAAGGTTTATTATAGAACTCCAATACTTTTGCAAAAGCTTGATCTTCCATTTTTCTAATATCATGAATAGAGGGATCCGAAAAATCTGGTAACTGTTCTAAAGTGAATTCAGTTCTGTCAAAGAAGCCTATCTTATCTACACTAATGTCGAAGGGATCTGGATCTGACAAGTGATCCGGCTCCAACATTGGAGATAGTGCCCGGAATCGATCTGAAACCGAAAGCTCTTGAGGTGTCCTCTCAACATTGCTTGACATAATGCTTGTGGCTGCGACATAAAGCGCGCTCTGCTTTATGTTCGAAGATGTTGAAAATGACTTATACACTGCATACACAGGAGAGTTTTGTGATGTAAGAGATAGTCTTGAGGCAAGCTGTTTGCCTGCGTGGTTGTTGTTATTAAAGTATTCCGCATGCTCTTGATATGCTGGGTTTGCAAACTTTATAAAATCAGCTATTACTGCTGGGTCTGGAGTTGTTATAAGTTGTCTTTCTATTAGTTCATGAATTTCTTTGGGTACTTCATCCAGAATTCTTTCATAATCTGTCACAAACGACTCATTGTATATTACACTATTTGGTCGCCAACCATGCAAAACTGCAAGTGTCCCTTCTCCGATACTTCCAAATTCAGCGTCGAATAAATCTAAAGAGGCCGTAACTTTTGCTGGTAATTCTTGTTGTGTTTGTATTTCATATGCTGCATATTTTTCAAAATAATAACTTAAAATTACAAAGTGATGTTTCATTTGAAATGCCATCAGATCTAATTTTAATCTTTTATCAAACTGCCTTAACTTATGCGCAGATATTTCACCGTCTGAACCGCATTGAAACCATGAGGTACCAATAGTGTTATCCTCTGGTACCTCTCCATCTAGGGTTGTTGTGTAAGCAGTTCCAAGGGCCAACTTTACTGCTGCTATATCACGACCGTTTTCACCAAAGTGCCTGGTAAAGAAAGGCAAATAATCTGTATTTGATGTTATGATGAATATTTCTTCTAATCTTGATGGCATATCTTGACCTTTTGTATATTAGTTTGTAGTGTTATAATCACTATTTATATAGTTATCCGCTCCAGTTTTTAAATACTTGCTAGGATATTTGCCCAAGTTCCTTTTTAAGCTTACCAATTGAAAAGACACTCGACTGAATTGGCTCAATATTGTCTCTATAGAGTGGGGTCCAGCTGTTATTGAAGGAGATGTTGCAATACCATAGAATGGAGATTGATGATAATGATCCCCGAGAGTTCTATTATACTTCATCTGACTGTCCACGAAAGAATACACAATTCCAGATAACTGATCCATCTTTTTTGACAAATCCTCCAAAGCAGCTACAAGGTTGTAGCCTAAAGGTATGGGCTGTTGTTGCGACGGTTTATTACCGGCCATTAAGTGTATGCCGCCGGCTGTATTAGTTATATCGTTGCCCTGAGAATTTACAGTTTCATTGGGACCTCCAGTGACTATTTTTATGTCTTGACGGGCATGAAGCCTAACTTTGTCTGACTTTATCATTATTGCTGAGCATGGCGTTCTGATTTGTGTACTTGTTGAAAGTCCTGACGTTGAGAAAAGTGATTTTTGAATATCAAAATTCTCATCCACATCTGTCATTTGACTGATATATATTCTTGATGCATCCATTATTGTGCCAGGGTGACCAACTAAAAATGCTTGATTATTGTTCTCTGGATTTATACCCTCTAATAATTCTATTTGCAATTCCGGCACTTCTTTCTTGGTGTTAAAGAGGGGTCCATAACTTTTACCTTCTACATTTAGAGGAAAAGGAGAGCACCTGCCGACAACAATGTCAATTGCGCCGGCTGCCATATAATCAGAATATCCAGATTTAGATTTTCGGTCTTCTTTTTTTAAAGCATCCACTTCTCCAAGGCCAGTGCGATCCCTACCAAATACTATCATAGTATTATTATCAACTCCGGGCTCGAAACCTTTGGCAGTCAAAATGCCATCGCCGGGGCGGCCGAAGTATATTGGAATCGGCTCCTCTAGTTTACTTTCGCCCAAACCATTCTGGCCTGCCTTAAATGGTTTATAAGACTTGTGACTTTTTCCATGGAAACCTTTTATAAATTTAGTAGGAGGCTCAACAGGTGGAGTCACCAATCTCTCAACTTCAGAGAAGTCTACTTCTGTTGGCTGGTCCTGATTTGGTATGAAAACAATATCTCCAGGAAATATTAAGTTTGGGTCCGCTATCTGTGGATTTGCTTCTATAACATCTGCAAGCGGAATTCCATACCTTCTGGAAATTTTAGTTAAATTATCTCCTGGAATTACAGTATATCTTATCATAACAATTCTAACCTATACAAGCCCGTTGACAGACGACAGGCTGATATCGCCGCCTTCGACTGGAGTCTGATTCGGTTTGGGATTTTGCTCATTGTAATATTTTTGAATTTTTTCGTATTCCAGCGTAAACACAGCAGATGCATTTTTGTGTAATTTATTAGCCCGCCCAAAATAAAGAAAATTTTCGTCTGGGTAGCTTACCTTCCATATATCAAATATACCTGGTTGGGTCTTTCCAGTGCAATAGAATCTTGGAAATCTGCTTGTGATCATTTCATATTTTTTTTCATCAAACTCACTAAGTCTAGAGTTTTTATAATCAACTATATTTGCGAAGGATGGTTGCGGTAATATTCCGGATACTTCTGGAATGTGAACAAACAGTTCATATATTTTCTGATCGTTGTTTTGAGATGTCTCAAGAATATAATTTGAAAAAACGGGACTGGTTCTATTTTCTAATTGCTTTCTACTTGCAAGAGTTCGAACTCGCAGGATTAATCCAACAAATTCTAAATCTTTATATTTTCTAGTGGCCTTTTTATTGTGATAATCAGCTGTATTCATTAACTTGTCGTGCAGGTTTCTTCCAGGAGAAAAATCATCTGAAGGCAACTGTTCTGGTGACATTTGGGGAGTTGAGTGACCGGCGGCGCGGACTATTTCGTCAATTTGTACATTGTCTAATATGTTAGGCATCTTCTTCTACTTGGTTTATCATATCAAACAAGTCTTGTTTGTCTTGTTCGGTTATACCAGCCTCTCCTCTTTCATTTTTTTGCACCAAAGAAGCAAGCTTTACAAGTTGTTCATTTGATCTTTGTAAAGTTTCTAGGTATTTTGCAGCGATCAAGCCAACTTCTTTGTGCCTATCATCTCCAGTCTGCATATATTTCATAATAGCCATGAGCAGTGTTTTTGTTGCCGCTCTGTCTTCTACAACATTCTGATTAGCTCTTTCTATAAAATTTTTTAATTCCTTACTCATACTATAATTAGAAATAATTAAATTTATTCCCTATCCCACTTGTACTTAAATGTCCTATACTTTTCCCTTAACTTGTTGAGGTTATTTACAACCTGTTTTGTATTTAGCCCTGTCAGCTCTCTTAGATAAAGATAAACAGCCTTTTTATTAAAAATCTCAATGTCTTCTATATTACATAATAAAACTTTTACGGCCTCTAGCACTGCTTTTTCATTTGGCTTTAAATTACCGGTATCCCATCTGTCTACCTGAGTTAACAATGCATTCCAAAATTCTGTCTCTATTCTCTGTTCCATATAATCTTGACTTTCGGTATCTGATGTTCCTAACACATCAGATCCGCCGGTTTCTACCAAGTTTTCATATGAAACTTCTCTCTTGATCCTTTTTGAGTTTACCTTTACCTTGTGAATAAACCAGTTTTTAGTTACTACCGAAAAATAAGAAAATGCCTTTGACCCTTTATTTGGATCATATTTATCCAAAATAGTAGTTAACCAAATTTTACAATCTTCCCTTAATGGGTCAATGTTTGGTAAATTATTAAACTTATAAGTAAAGATTATCTTATTTACCATTTCTTCAAAAGCTGGCTGGATTAATGATTCATAAAGCTTAGTTCTTTGTTTTATACAAAGAGATTTTGCATATTCAACAATCGCATCTTCATGAATTTTTGTAAAATAATTGTTTTTAGTCCTCTTGCGGCGTTTCTTCTTCAGTTTCTGCATCTATTTCCTTTTCATTTAAAACTAAATCTACATTGGAAAGTTTTTCTGAAAGCTGGGATGCGTGATCCATTAAAGATTTCAACGTGTCATCTCCATAAAACATCTCCAATTCATAAACACTTTTCGTATGCTCTGCGAACATTGATACCAAGCCTGATACATTTTCCATATCTTCATTTATGGTCGCTATAACCCTTATAAGCCACCTAACATAAAATAAGGCCAATATATTTAAACAACTACTTACTATAAAAAGCCAGAACCACATACTACATTTCCTCTGATTTTAATTTTTTCTTTTCTTTTTCTATTTCTTTTTTTACATCGCGAATATATTCATCAACGATCTTACCGGCCTTGGGAGCCGATGATACAATATTGTTTATTTTCCCAAGAGATGGGACCTTAAACACATCATTACTATCACACTCTGTGCATTTTTGTTCTTCAAAATTCATACTATGTCTAACTTCGAACTCTTTCATACAAGATTTGCATTTGTAACAATAAACTGGCATCAATCTGATCCAACTGTACTCTTCTTTTCTGCCCCTGGTGTGAACACATCTGTTCCTATTTTGAAATTTGGAGGGTTCTTCACTATTAGTTCCTCTCTTTCGTTCATTTCAAAATTAAAACCTTCTAAAGTTGGAACGATGTCTGTCTGTTCCAAGAGGCTTTTTTGTAATGCCATCATAATGGCACCCATTGCTTGATTTGATAATTTCATGATACTTCTCCTATAAAGTTTTTATAATTTAATTTATTGAAATGTTTGTTCATTTCATCGAATTCTTCCACACATTGTTTCATTGTTTCATACTGAACTCCACCAGTGTCGTCTTCCGCAGCTCCAAGTCTTCGTTCTATAAATTCATCCTTAGATTTACACCAGTAATGCCTAATGAATGCTTTTGTAAATTTTGGCTTATCGGTGGCTGCAAAATAATATTTTTCTCCGTCGACTTTTCTTTTTTCACCGGTGATATACTCCTGATCAGTATCTACAGCCAAGGGCGAATACGGATAACAGAGCGTAGTATCATAGATACAGAAGTGGGGGTTTAAATATTTTGGAATTGTTTTTCTCGGGTTTATTACGCTTTTTATATGGCAACTTACATTATTGTGTGAATGATCAAAAGGATCATTACATAGTTCAAACTTATCTAGAACTAAATTGTTCTCATTTTTTTCTAAATTAGATGAACCGAACATCAGCCAGTTTAGACCTACAGCAGGATAATCTTCATAGTTTTTAAAAAATTTATAAGCATTTGTATTCTCATGTTTAAATGTTATAAATTCATCGCAGTCAACAAATGCAACCCAATAAGTCTCAAATTTATGATTATTCAAAAAGTCCTCATAGACCTTTGGCTTGGCTGGGTTTGATTTTACTTTTTTTAATGTTATATAACCTTCATCATAATATGGCTTTAAAACTTCTGCATAATTGTCTTCACTATTGTTGTCATAAAGATAGAAATGATCTACACCTATCTCAATATGATAATCTAGCCATTCTTTTAGATACTTTACTTCATCTTTAAAGTTTGTACATATACTTAAATATCTGACTTTGTTTTTAGAATCACTTGGTAAAAACTGGTCTCCTTCTTTGCGATTAGACAACTGGTCTTTGTGGAACCCCTTGTAGACACTAATCGAACCATTAAATACACAATTTCCAAACTTTGCAAACATGTCTTGGTAGAAAGAGGCATCTAGATTTTTTGTTTGTTCTTCCGGCAACCATATATTGTGCTCTTTATTACATAAAGATCTCCACGATACTTGGGTTGCATCTACATTACAAAATGGATTTATGGGGTGAGTCCAATTTAATCCCGAGGCAGCTGTTGTGTTCCATTTTCTGTTCATATTGTGGACAACCAAAGTATCGCATGGAACTTGATCAAACGGATCGAAAGGTATAACGTGTGCGTAACTATAATTCACATGATCATTTAAACTGTAAAATTTATTTAATTTTGTAAAATAATTTCTATGCACTGCATCATCATCACTCATCATCACTATTATATCCGCATCGCTTTCGCGGATTGCTTGATTCATAAACTTTCCATGGATTGAACCTCTCTGTTTTTTATTTTCCAAGGAATCGTTTGTCTTTAAAATTTTTAAATTTGAAATAGAAATGTTGTTTTGTTCCATAACTTTTTCAATGGGGTCAATTACACTGCCATCGTCTACTATGCAAATTTCATAATTTTCATAATCTATATCTTCCATGCTGCGAAGGGCATTTACTACCATCTTGGGCCTCTCAAAGTAGGGCATTATTAATAAAATTTTTAAGTCTTTCAATTTAATCCACCGTTTATATTTAGCACTTCGCCGTTCATGTACGATACACCTAATAAGAATCTGATCGCTAAGTTTAACTCTTCTATGCTACCTAGTCTTTTGGAAGGTATGCTTTTAACAATTTTATTCCTGATTTCTTCTGGAATCTTATGAGCAAGCCCACCGTCAAAGTAACCTAATTGTATCGTATTACAAGTAATATTTTTACTACAATTTTCCAAAGATGCTGTTTTATATAGCGTTTCTATAAAAGATTTTGATGCGGAATACAAGGAAGTTCCAGGAATTGGCCTAGAACTTAATATAGACGAAGCTCCAATAACTCTTCCAAAATTGTTTTTTCTCATCATTGGTAAACACGCGGAAAGTATATTAACATTGCCAAGCACATTAACGTCCAACTGATTCTTTACTTTGTCTGTTTTTGTCATATCCAGTTTATGCAAAAAAGAGTCATAATTAAAAGCGGAAAAGTTTATTACTACCTCAAAATCATTTTCTGCAAAAAAATCAAACACCTGCTCTCTATTGGTTATATCTACGTCTTTCGACCCTATTGTTGTAATCCTGTGATCCTCTGACAGTAATGGTATTAATTCTTTACCCAGGCCGCCAGTACCTCCAAAGAATGCTATTCTGTTCATTTTGCCCACCTTATCAGTGAAGATCCCCAAGTCCACCCAGAACCCACAGCTGCGAAAAGTAGCATTGCGCCCTTTTCGATACCCTTTTCCTTTCTCAATAAATCCAAAGTAACAGGAATTGATGCTCCGGCTGTGTTTGCACATACTTGCATCGATGTTGCGACCTTTGAAAAGGGCAAGTTTATTATTTTTGCTGTTTCTTTTAATATATTAATGCTTGGTTGATGTGGCACCAAATGATCTACCTGTTCTATCGTCATGTTATTTTTCTCTAATACTCGATTAATAGCATCTGGTAAAACCTTTATTCCTGTTTCATATACCTGTTTCCCATTCATTTTAAAATAGTGTTGCTTTTCTGATAGTGTCTCCTTACTACATGGCATATAAGAACCTCCTGCCTTAACAGTGAAGTGTTCTTTACCCTTACCATCTGCATATAATAGACAATCAAAAAATGATTCTTCATTTCCAGAATTGAGTACGACTGCGCCTGACCCATCACCAAAGAAAACACATTGTCGACTTTGCCAATTAGTTATTCTTGAATATGTCTCCGTTGCTACCAATAGAATATTATTGTATGTTCCAGACTTTAGGAGGCCTGAAGCTAATTGGAGACCATATAGAAATCCGCTGCAAACCGCATTTATATCAAATGCCGCGGCGGAAAAAGCTCCTAATTTTTCTTGCAAAATGCATGCAGTAGATGGACTTATCCTATCCGGGGTCGAAGTAGCGACTATAATCAAATCTATCTCACTAGCTTCCATAGAGGCATCTTCAAGGGCTCTAATAGACGACCCTAGAGCCAAATCTGAAGAGCATACTTCATCATCTGCGATGCGCCTTTCTCTAATTCCTAATTTCTCTTGAATCCAAGCATCAGAAGTTTTTACAGTTTTTTCAATTTCCTTATTTGTCAAAATCCGGTCAGGCAAATAGGAACCCAAGCCTTTTATAATCATACTGTTTTTAGCCTTTTTCTTATATTTTTATTTTCTATATCTTTTTCCGCGTATGAACCTTCGAATGGATCTGAAAACATAGGTGTATAATAGTGTTCGCACCCTTCAAAATAATAGTGTGTAGCTTGGCTCCACCTAGTTCTTTTCTCGTCTTTTATTTCAGAGCCGCCATGCAACAAGTTTGCAGACCAGATAAGAGCTTCGCCCTTCTTGGCAGTAAACAGGTTTCTCTCTAGGCTATTTGATTCTATCATTTCGCGAATAAACTGTTCATACTTTTCATAATTTTCTGCTTGCTCACCATAAGCGGTTGGTCCAAGGTTCAATGACTTAAAATCATAAACAGGCATCTTGTGGCTGCCTGGATAATATGCAAGCGTCCCATTAGTATCGTCCATGTCTTCAAACGCTACCCAGGCTGCTGCGACCCACAGTTGAGGGATCGTATGAAAGTGTATCGCATCACTGTGTATAGGCTGGTTGGAGCCCTTCATAAAGTTAATTGTTTGAAACGGGAATGCTTTCCTTCCATATAGAAACTCTACTGTTTCGACTATCTTTGGATGCAGGGCTATGTCCACTACACTTTCACACTTCCTCCAAGCCTCAAAAACCCTTGGAGAGTCAGAATAATGGTAAAACTCTTCCTGTTGTTTGTGCTCCGACTCCAAAACCTCTTTTTTTAAGGTTTCTATCTCTTGATCTGAAAGTCCTAGATCCACCACAACATAACCGTCTTTGTTGAATTTTTCTGCAAGTTCTCTTTGCTCATCTGAAATATCTAGATTATTTAAAATACTATTAAAAACTGGTGAATGTACCCACGGCATATTCATACTGTTTGTTGAGTCTGTAAACATTATCTCCACTTCTCCTTTAAAAATTGTTTGTCTTTAGCTAATTCTAAGACCCTTTCCTTGTTTCTATCTTTATGAAACTTTAAAGGGTTGCCTATCCAGACACTCCATGGTGTGAGTGCGTTCCTAGTGTATACAAAAGATTTTGCACCTATAGTACACCCTTCCGGAATGGTCACTCCGGGCATTACCATTACATCACTAGCAACGCCAGCGTAATCAGATATTGTGATATCCCCTCTGTATACCTTATTATTACCCCAAAAGTCGTTTACAGGGCCGTGCTCGCCGCTATAATCCTCTGACCCACAAAAGAACTTAGTACCATAGCCAACAAAAGTCCAATCTCCTAAAGTTATAGTACTGCATGATCCACCACCCAATACAACATGAGAAGTTATTTGAACATTGTTCCCAGTTTTAAGGCCGGCACTAATCCAACAAAAAGGATCAATTCTAACATTGTCACCCAAAAACACTTTCTCTGGGTTTGCAAACATTGTATTATGTCCTATAAAAACATTTTCTCCACAATGTCCTAAATGTCTTTTTATATCTTCATTCCAACCTATCAATTTTTATCCCTTTGTTAATTTAAATATTTCGTGTCGATGACCGCCCATAGCAATAAATGGGCTGCACTTCTGTATATTGAATCCCTTTTCTTTGCATATATTTTCTAAATATTCTTCTTCTAAAATAACTTTTCCATAAAATCTTTCCCAAATGTGAGGCTCAGGAAACTGCAGAGCATAATCCGGGCCCAAAAAACAAGAAAAAACAATTTGACAGTCAGGGTTAAAATCAAAAACTTTATGTAACCTATCCAATGACTGTTCAATATCTTGCTTTTCCAAGTGTGTGAAAACAGATATCAATATTATTGCATCTACACTTTTCGAAAAACAGTATTCTAAATCTTCTTCTATAAGCCCAAAAAACACACGAGAATCTTTAAACAAATTTTTACCAAGTTCTATTCTTGATTCTCCATGTTCACCTTTTGGTTCTAGGCAAAAATACTGAAATTTTTGTAATCTTTCACTAATAAAGTTACCTAAAATTCCTGCTCCTCCGCCATAATCTAAGATTTTAATATTTTCTTTAAATTGAGCCCTGAGAGGGTCCAAAAAATGAGCCATACCTATTGAGGCAAGGGGTTCAATATTAGTGCCACCATAAGCTTCTTTTGGAGGAATTGCACAAATAGGCTTGCATTTACTCTCTTCCCAAAATTCTTTCCAAATGTCACTATTCTCTACCATTCTTCTCCATCTCCTATACCTACCTGAAAGAAGTAATTTTCATTATCTTCGAGTTTTCTTAAATTTCTATGTATTGTATGATCTGCGCATTTGTGATGATTTACTGGGTAGCAAGAATATGTAAGTTGCGGCAATATTTCTTTTCCGATTGTAATAAAATCATGCGTAAAAAACACCTCTGCTGCACTGATAATTCCTCTACTTGATAAACAAGACAGGTCTCTTCCATTATAAATGTCTAAGATTTTTGCAAGGTCTTCTTTTTTGCACAGACCAAATCCCCCTCCTGAGTGCTTTGGGGTGTGCTGATCGTGAGTTGCAATCGGAGCAAATGCCAAAAAACCAATGTTATTGTCTTTGTATTCTTCGTACTCTTTTATAAAGTGATCATAGTAATTGTCTTGATATAGAATATGATCATCCTCAGAAAAAATCCAATATTCGTAATCCGGAGCAAACATCTTAAAGGCGGTACTATAACCCCCAAAACTGGCTCCTCGATTGGGTACTGTTATTGTTCTTATGGTTCCTTTGTTTTCCCCTAGAGATTCGCCGTTTAAAGCTTCTATATATTGGTTCCCGGGGATATATCCAGTATCATGATTCACTATTATAAGATCATACTTTTCTTCAGTTTTGATATCTAATTCTGCTTTTATTATTCTTTGTAAGAACCTAACTCCCGATTCAGGTGTTGGTGGCGAATTGTTCCTGGCAGACCTCCCATAGCGAAAACAACTAACAATTACTCTACATGACCTAGCTTTAGTACCCATTTATAGCCTCTACAATATATTCTCTGTCTTCCTTGGAGACCCACCAGCCCACTGGTATATTTAAGTGCTTGCTACAAAATTCGTCTGCTCCCACTAAAGGCTTCTTTGGAAAAAATTCCTTAAATACGGAATAGTTATCATTTCTAACATGAACTGGGTCTGAAGCTATCCCCTTTTCTGATAGGTACTTTTGCAGCCCTTCTCTGTCTTCGGCAAGCACTGTATAGATCCAACAGGAGGATTCTGAATAATCATTTTCCCTCATTTTTGTAATCTTGGGATTAGTGATATTATCTTGATAAAATCTGTGGTTTTCTTTGTGACCATTAATAATACCTTCAATGTAACTCATTTGTTTAATTCCGATTGAAGCATTTACATTGTTCATATGAAACTTAAACCCAGATTCAGTTATATCTTGGCTCCACTTGCTTCCCTTAAATTTTCTGTCTAAACCAAACCATCTCAATTTCTTTATACGCAAGTCCTCTTCTTTGCTTTTGGAACAAAGTGCGCCTCCATCGACTGTGGTTAAGTGTTTGATTGCCTGGAACGAGAAGCAAACATAATCACTGTGTGATCCAATTGGGGCACCTTTAAAAGTGGCTCCTGTTGCATGTGCTGCGTCTTCTATCACCTTTATACCATGTTCTGAAGCTATTGAATTTATCTCCTCTATTTCAAACGGCTGGCCAGCCCAGTGTACACCGACAATTGCCTTAGTTTTGCTGGTTATACTTTTCTTTATACTTTCAGGATCAATGTTTCCCGTACTAGGGTCGATGTCTGCCCAGACAATCTTTGCTCCCAATGTATCTATTGGCTCGTTTGTTGCCATGCATGTCATTGGTGTTGAAATAACTTCATCACCAGGCCCTACACCAGCCATATGATATGCTAGCGTTAATGCTGAAGTACAACTGTTCAAAAGAGAACAATTATCATTACTGACATATTCTCCAAACATTTTTTCAAACTTATCGGAATACGTACCTTCTGTTATCATTCCGGAGTCAAAAACTTCCTGTAATGTTTCCCCTATGTTCGGTGGTGTATGCACCTTAAAAAGTGATATATTTTTCATATTAATTTCCTTAATTCAAACTTGTATCTATCGGTCTTGGAATGGCGCTTCCCAGATCAGCCATTTTAATCTTTTCTACTTTATCTCCTCTGTAGGTCGCTATTTCATGTAGTGTTCGCCTTTTTGAATAAACATGCTCAATCCCAACCGATGTTGAAAGGCAGGTTTGTAAAATTTTAGGAGCCATTACATCAATATAGTCTTTACTACTCCACTGGTCTGTAAATGCTTTTTCATATGGAAATTTCTCTCCAAAAAATGACGTGCGAATTACTAAGCTATTATGATATGTACGCACTAAAAGTTCTCCTGCTGCTTTTGTTTTTGCGTATTTGCTCAGAGGATTAATCTTATCTTTCTCTGTGTAATTCCCCTTTTTACCGTCAAAGACGTGATCAGTTGAAATATAAACCATTTTTGTGCCACTCTCCATACAACACATCAATATATTTGCTGTTCCGACAGTGTTAGTATAAATTGCTTCTTGGGTAATTTTAATGTCTTTTTCTATATCACCAACATTAGTTAGGGCAGCACTGTGAATACATATGTTTATTTTGCGCTCGTTGAAGTATTGTTTTATACTTTGTATATCTTTGATATTCATCTGAAGGGATGATGGAGATAGGACCTCATACTTGCTTTTATCGATAATTGATAATATGTTTTTACCCAATAGGCCAGTGGCCCCAGTTATTAAAACTCTTTCCATTTATATAATCCCTTGATGTGCTTTGGTTTCCAGCCAATGTTCTTTACTTTCTCAGCACTAGCTGCATATCTAAGATCTTGACCCTTTCTATTCTCTACGAAGGAATACTCTCCTTGACCAAGCCAGTCAATTATTGTATTAACAACTTCAAGATTTGTGAGATAATTTTCCGCAGCAATATTAAAAGTCTCATTTTTAATTCCGGCATCAATAATATCAAACAAGCCATCAACATTATCTTCTACATATGTCCAATCTCTGACATAAGATCCATCACCGTGAACTGGTATCTTCTTTCCTTCTTTTATAGAAGATATACACTTTGGTATTAGTTTCTCTTCAAACTGCCTCTCACCATAGTTATTTCCGCTTCTGGTTATAATATAGTCTATACCGTAAGTGCGATGATATGATAACAGAAGCATTTCTGCAGCGGCCTTAGTTGCGGAGTATGGATTAGAAGGTGTCAACTTATCTTCTTCGACAAAGTGGCCCTTTAGCAAATCACCGTAAACTTCATCAGTGCTTATTTGAAAAAATAGAGGACGTTCATAAGAAGGCTTGTTTCTGATCAATTCTAAAAGATTATGCACTCCTATAATATTACTCTTCACAAACACATCAGATATTCTAATTGAATTATCAACGTGACTTTCTGCTGCAAAATTAACTATAACATCACACGGTGGTAAATAATTAATTTCACTTATATCTTTTTTAATAAGTGTATAGTTTCTGTGATTATCCCAAGGTAATTCTGGATTGGAGGCATATGTCATTTTATCTATGTCATAAACAATCATTCCTCTTTCTAATGCTTTCTCAACAAAATGGCTACCGATGAATCCTCGGCCGCCAGTAACAATAATCTTTTTTACACTACTCATATCTAAAACTCCAAATTATTTTAAAAAATTATAATATTCGCCTATCTCAAATTTCAAGCCAGTATTTATGGACCCAGCTGTCGAGGGCTTAAAGTGGTCCATGGGTATAACTCTAAAATCAAACGATACTCGTGTTTGACCAGTATTGTTTATTTTATTTCCATGCTTTAAGAGGCCGCCGCGGAAGATCATACAGTCTCCATAATTCAAATCAATAGGCGAAAAATCATTTTTATCCGGGGCAGATTCTATCCATATTGTTGAGTTTTGTTTTGCTTCTGTAACAGGAATAAGAAAATTAATTTCTTCAATCGGATGATCATAATCGCTGTCTTTGTGAAACTCTCCCACACCCAAATTGTCATGCATGTGAACTCTAAAAGTTGGTTTTGCCTGGTTAATTACACTGGTCTCTAATAAGTCTGTTACATATTCTTTAATAAACGCCTCATACATGCTTTCAAATTTACTACCTTTGTAATTTGAATAAAAACTTTTATGAAAACTTGTTGTTTGATCTTTTTCTCTTTCCAAAAGATAAAAATCAAAATTTTTGTGCAAATTTTCTAAGTCATCTTGTTTTATTATGTCTTGTACACATTCCCTAAAGGGATATTTCTCAGTAGAATACTGAAATACGTTTATTAATTCAAGCTTCTTCATAGACTAACCTCAAAACCTTGGTAACTGTGAATATTCTAGAAACGTTTGAGCGGATGCATCTTTCTCTGATATTACGGCTTTCTCTCTTTTGATACCCCAATCTATTCTTAAATCTTTATCGAAAGGGTTTATACCGGATTCGCCCAAGTTGTTATATTCCTCTGTGCACTTATACAAAACAACAGCCTCTTCAGAAAGACACACAAAGCCGTGTGCAAACCCAGGGGGCACATATAATTGATTATTATTATCAGCGCTCAATATATATGAATAACTCTTGCCATAATTATTAGATTCTTTTCTTATATCGACTATTACATCCTTTACCGTGCCAGATGCTGCTCTGACTAATTTGCCCATTGGGCCGTCCCACTGATAATGTAAACCTCTTATTGTATTTTTTACAGAATATGAATGATTATCTTGTACAAATTCTTTACTAATCCCATAAGTCTCTTGAAATACAGATTGCTTATAAGATTCAAAAAAACAGCCTCTATTATCTTCAAAAATTCTCAGACCCTCGATTAATATTGGTTCTTTCATAATATCACTCTCTCTATCTTTTCATTCCATATTTTACCAAAAAGCAAGTTATCGCTAAAGTTTTGTTTGTCATTTTTACTGTGGTCTTTTAAAGTAAATTTAGTTAGTGATTCATCATGGTAAAAATGCAAATCTCTACCAAAATACCACACTGAACCACCTTGCTCTATGACTCTAAGACAAATATCGTTATCTTGAAATATTTTAGGGAGGCTCGGATTAAAACCACCTAAAGATATAAAATATTCTAAATCCCAAACATGCAAAGCCCCGGTCAGACATATACTTCCCCTATCGCAATTAACTAAAGGATTATCCTTATTTGTAAACCTTTTGTGATGAATCGGAGAATATTTAACAAAAGAATTTCCTGGGTTATGAATCCAATAATCTCCTCCAAATTGCACTGTACCTCTCCAGTGGCCGCCTAAAAGAGAAGGGAAGTGGTTTTTTATGTTTTCAGAATCTTGCTCTTTATTCATGCTTTTTGATAAAGGAGGGTAAAGTAACTTAGAACCTGACACTTTAGAGCCATGGCTATGGTGCCTGTATAGAAGCTCCAAAAAAAATTCTTCGCTCTCGCACCACAAATCTGAATTCCACATAATAATTGTTGTCAGGCCTAGATCACTGCATATTTTAGCTGGTATATTATTTAACATTGAAAAGTTAAAACCAGATTCTGTGTCTACCCTAAGATAACTGACTTGGTGTTTTAGACAAATGTCTTTAATGTTTTCTTTTGACCGGTCATCTACAACTAATATGTTTGAGTGTTTGTGTATGTTACACGACTCAAGATTAGCCAAAGTATATGAAAGTAATTCGTGGTTATCTCTTATAGGTATTAATACTGCTGGTAAGTTTTCGTCAAAGTTTTCAGATTTTAAAAAACTACAAGCATAGTTTGTTTCATGTTTTTCAAAAATAGCTTTGCTTGATTCAGAATCAGACATTCTTTGAAAGACTATTTGCTCTTGTGACACATTAAAAGATTCATAATCTTTGATTTGTGGTTCTTGAAAAAAACTGCACCTATAGAACGACGACATCGATGTCCTCTGAACTGGAGATATTTCCGATATGTTCAAAAATTGTTTTATTCATATGATCTAAAACCTTGTCTTGCTTATAGTTTTCTTTAATGCTTTCCTGCAAGACTTTAGCCCACTTTTTATACATACCGTTATCTCTATAAACGTTTCTTAATTGCTTTTTAAATAACTTCTCTTTTGGGTAAGACCACTGGGATCCTTCAATTAAAATATCTTTCCACACGACCTCTCTCGGAATTGGTTTTAAGTCATAATCTACTTTTGCAAATAATTTTTTGTTTTTGATCTTGCCACCTTCTTTATATTCTGCTGAGAGGAATTCGACATGTGCAGACCAATCAGTGGCTACTATAGGTAAACCATGGTATGCTGCCTCGAAAACCGGCAAACCATAGCCTTCTCCGTGTGTTGCTGTTATAAAAGCTCCGACGTCTTCTCTATTATATAAAGAATGTATCTCTGCTTCCTCTAAATCTCCATGAAGTAGATAAACCTTACATTTTCTTTCAGATGAATTTGGCACTGTCTTCATTAAGTGTTCTACTGTTTTTTCTTTGTCTATCGGACCACCTTTTGAAAATCCAGTCTTGATTATTAATCCGACATTTTCATCTTTGAATTCTTCACAAAACCATTTTATGGTATTTTCTATGTTTTTTCTTGGGCCCAGTAGAGCAACTGCAAGGAAATTAAAATCTGTCGTGGTTTTGAAGTCTAATGGTACTGTCTCAATCTCCTTTACTGGATAGGGGACCACTTCTACCTTACTTGCACATTCAAGTATTGTCTTCTGTTGAGTTACATTATTCTGGACTTCATATGATGTTTTCTCGAATCCGTTCTTTGCGTGCTGCGATGGTACAATCAACTTATCTATGCCCTTGTGGGTTCTAAAGAGCCATTCCGCGCTGACCCTGTCTGTTTCTATACCGGCGGTTACACAAATTGAATATGGTGCTTTTTTTTCAAACTCAGAGGGAATACCTACATGGATTTGAACATCAAATGATAGATTCGTGTTTTGCTCTTTGCAGGATTGTGTATACTGTCCTAACTTTTTAATATTCTCGACGATCTCTTCTTTTTCGCTTGAAGACAACGAAGATGCCCAAGAGGTTGTCCCCCAATTTAATGGGTTCACATATATATCAACTCCGTCTTGCAATTTAAGGGCCCGATAAACCAATCTAGAATGTTCTCCGTACCCAGATTGAGTAAAAATTGGTGACTCTAATAATATTTTCATTATAATTCCTCAACACTCCAGTGTTTATAGTTTTTTCTATTTTCCCAAGAACCACAATCTTCAATGACCTTGTTCAATGCTTGGTACCACATTCCCGAATACTGAGAGAAACCATAATTATCTAATACATGTTGGCGGCCTGCTTTACCCATCTGTGCCCTTTCTTCCTTTGTCATGTTATAAACCTTCATTAAGGCGTCAACTACCCTTTCTTCGCTGGTTCTATCTTCATAGATATATGGAACATCTTGTGAACCAATAATTGCTTTTGAAGTGGGTTCAATACCTATACCAAACCATTGATCGCCGTTCGTTACCTGCTCTTGTAGTCCTCCGGTCATATTTACAATGATTGGAGTCTCAGCAGCTAGTGATTCTAATGTAGCCAAACCGAAACCTTCTGCATCTGATATGTTTATTGTACAATCTGCCGCACTATAAACAGAAGCCAGATCTTCAGGTGGCATTTTTTGAGTTGAAATTAGAACTTGACCATCAACAAGACCTAGATTATCCATGATAGCAATCAAGTCTTGGCCGTTGGGGTCTTTTGGCTCTGTATGCATAATTAGCACTGCCTTATCGTGACCAATCTTGTCAAGAAATGTTTTGAACCAAAAAATTAATGATCCAGACTGCTTTCTTCTTGCATTTCTATTATTCCAAAAAAATATCACTTTGTCTTCATGGTTGTCTGTGATCTTTTCTCTAAATAAATTATTAGAGGCCTCATCTTTTTTGCTAAAAATATTAGTGTCAACTGTATGTGGAATTCTGACTCTATTGACCTGTGGAGATACTATCTTGACTATATCGTCAGTTACTTTACTGATTGTACAAACCATATCATTTGAATCATAGTATTTTTTATTGTAAAAAGGAGGTGGATAATTGTCCCAAACATGATAATAAACCAATGGTACTTGCTTTCTTATCTCTGATGACATGTCCCACAACCAAACATAAAAACGTGGATCAGTCATAAACCAAAGAATGTCTGGCTTATAATCTTGGATTATTTGTCTTACGATTTGTTCATTGCCATATCCATCAACTGGCTGTATTAACCAATCCTCTCCCCAGTCGCCAACTTTCTGAAGTCTGTAGTCTTGATGTCGAATAGCTCCGGCTAAACAGAAAAATTTAAATTCTCCTGTTCTCAACATGGCTTCAATCATATACTTGGTCTGTGTTCCTACGCCAGATGGCACTAGAGGTGAATCTGCAATTACTAATATCTTTTTCTTTTCTGTCATGGGCAATACTCTGTTTTGTAAAATTTGCAATATTTGCAATTAAGGCGATTTTTTATATGGATACCTTTCTCTATGTTTATAACAGCATTTTGTAAAACTTTTAAGGAGTTCTCTGTCTTTTTTTGTCCAGACGTTACTCTAAAAACCTCTACATTGTCCTTCTTTGCTGTTCTCTTAAGTAGTACAAAATAAGTTTCTATCTTTTTTGGGTCAATATTGTGCTTTTTTGAGAAATAATTTTTATAATAGGTTAACTGGTAATTTGTTAAAGGATCAGATTTTTTATCTCTCGACCAACCCCACGAGCAAGTCTTCCAGTCAATGATATGGTATTTTTCGTCTGGTGTCTTTATTACCATATCTATAAAACCTTTAAAGCTAGTTCCATATGAATCGAATTCTCTAATTGGCTCTAAAATCTGCTCCTCTACTGAAACTACCTCAAATATCCCAAAATGTTGCTTAACAGCCGGCAAAACCTGCTCACATATCTGTGTTGCTTGGCTTTCCATGTCTCTTATCAAGTCTTGATTAAGTTGTTTTCCATTTTCAGATAATATTTGTATTTCTCTAGAAAAGGCTTCTTCAAATACTTGGGTCGCGGTGGTTGAATTACTTGGAATAACTTGTTCACACATAGTATGAATTGCTGTTCCAAAAGCGGTGTATTCATTTCCTTCAAAATGAGGTAATTTGTCAACGTATATTAGCTTGTGTCTATAGGGGCATTCTTTCCAGTTTTTTAATTCTGAAAAACTTATTCTCTTTATTTCTTGGTTCATGAGTTTCCTATTTTATCTTTTGCTATCTTACTCATTCTACCACGGATTGATGCTTTAGGTCTAGTACTTTCAACCTTTTTCTTTGTTTTTGTCTTTTTCTTTACCTTGAATTGCCATACGCCATCTCTAGTGTAATCACAGTTTGCCTTGTTCCAGTTTGATATCTTAGATTCTTTTAGTTTTTCTATTATAGTGAAATCTTTCTCAAGTGCTTCGACTATGTGTCTTGTTGTTAGAACTATTTTTTTATCTTTGGCGTATTTTTTAATCTCCATCCTTGCTTTTATGGTGATAATATTTTTATCAATATCTACGCTTTGAACATATACAATATTTTCTATTTCCATACTTATTCTCCTAAATTTAACAAATCGACATTTTTGGCATATGCCACTGGGCTTATTTTTTTTAACCTGGGTATCTGCTCTTTCATATAAAAAGCTTCGAAAGAATTTGCAAAATATTCTCTCAGGGACGTAGATGCATATGGTGAATAAAATATATTAAAAGTTATTGTTCTCAGTAAGTCATACCCTATATTAATGTAAAACATTTTATCAAGTTCTCTATCATACTCAATATTCAACATCTTTTCTAAAGGCAAGCTAAAATTTGTTTTCTTTATTTTAAGCCACAGTTGCTTTCTTTTATTTAAAAATTCCTGTTCAAGCAAGCCATCAGAATATATTATATCCCAATATTTGTCTTCAACAGAGTGAGCAACTTCATGCACAATATCGTCTACAAGGTCCTCGGTCGACTTGTGGTTATTAGCTAAAAATATTTCTCCGTCTTTGTACATACCCTGAATATCTCTATTATTTAGATATTCAAAATCACCAACTTTTATACTTTTGACACCGATTAATAAATGTTTAGGTATCTTAGATAAAGACGTCTTTATTCCGGATGCTAAATCGACCTCATCGTGATGAGCATTCCTTACATCCACATGTACAGACCCCATGCTAAATTGGGTTTTCTTCTTCTCCAGAATATAATTTTTTAAAGTCATTTTTTACGCCCTCTGTATCTTTAAGTGCCTGGGTATATCCGTTTACCCAGTTTTCTTCTGCTACTGCTAATAAAAATTCTGGAAACTCTTTTGCAAATATTTCTATAATTTGCTCAACTGTTATATTTTCATCTTCAGGGTTCAGCGAATTACCTACATAATTAACTATTATACTTTTAAGCTCTGTTTCGGTTGGGACAATTTCTTTTAATAAATCCGGATTTCTCATAATTTTGTTGCTGCGATTGTTGCGACTTTTGATCGCTCTCCTTTCAATAAAGTTACGTGACCTGTGACGCTTTCTTTTTTTAGCCTCTCTACGACATAAGATAGACCATTGTTAGTTGCATCAATATACACATTATCTATCTGTTCTATATCGCCAGTAAGAACAATTTTTGTACCTTCACCGACCCGGGTCAGAACTGTTTTGATTTCGTGCTGGGTCATATTTTGAACTTCATCAATAACTATAAATGCATTCGAGATTGACCTGCCTCTAATAAATGTCATTGCCTCTACTTCTATCTGACCTTTATCCATATACATTTCCAACGTTGCCTTATCGTCTCCCATCAAGAATTGAAGATTATCTTGGATTGGCGCTAACCAAGGCATCATTTTCTCTTCCATAGTACCAGGTAAAAAGCCTATGTCCTTGCCCACCGGTTCGACCGGTTTTGTAACTACTATTTTCCTATACAAACTTTTAGCATTAAACGTTTGCTCAAGTCCGGCTGCGAGTGCCAATAACGTCTTTCCTGAACCTGCTTTGCCAACTAGTGATACTACCGGCACACTAGGGTCCATTAGTAGCTCAAAAGCAAACTGCTGCTCTTTATTTCTAGGGTTAGTACTCCAAACCTTTGCTGAACTTTTTATAATCTTCTTTAAAGGAGTATTATAATTTATAAATCTCGCTAGTGCTGTTTTCTTATCATTTGAATTAGATATTAACATCACAAACTGATTGGGGTGAAGTTTGTGTTCCTCACTGTCTATCCATATATCATCACCTGCATAAAATTTATCAATTACTTGTTCATCAACCAGCATTTCTGAGCGGCCGGTATAGAGACCCTCTGATGATTCTACTACTTGTTCTGCATTATAATCATCAGTTAATAGTCCGAGTGCGTCACACTTAACCCTCATGTTAATATCTCTAGATACCACTACAACTTTTCTGGATTTTGGAGCTATCTCTTGTTCCGACAATGCTGTTGCAATTATTTGATTATCTGAATCTTCCAAATCCAAATCATCTGGTAAACACAAAGGATTGTAACTTGCCACCTTGACAATTCCCATTCCCTTATCTATACGGACGCCTTTTGATAAACTCCCTTTATCTCTAAGTGCATCTAAGTTTCTTATAATAGATCTTGCTTGTGAGCCTACAGAATCCTGTCTTTTTTTGTGTTTATCTATTTCTTCTAAAACTTTTAGTGGAATTACAATGTCATTATTTCCAAATGAATTTATGCAATTAGAATCAGTAAGATAAACACTTGTATCTAGAACGTATGTTTTTTTAGCCAAAATGTGTCCTTTTTATATTATATTAGCACTATTAATTAGATTTTTTAGTGATTTTTACCCATTTGGTGGGAACCTTTTTGAATTTTATTAACTCATTTTTTTCTGGACTTGTGGGCTTAACAACTTCCATTGTTTCCTCAATTGTATGCTTACCAGGGCCACAAATAGAAAGGGACAGTATCGTTAAACTACTTAAAATAAAGTTCATTTTTTATCTCCTTTTTAAAAATAAAGCTTTTCATATTATATTTATTATATATGCACAAGAAACTCCTATTTTTATTATCTTTTTTATTTTTTAGTTGCACAACTATAAATTTACAGAAAAAAGTTGACCCTCCTTTAGAGAGTTTTGTTAAAGTTTATCATGATATAGAAATATTAGAATGCACCAAACCATTTAAAAATAGATGTCCCCGAGGCGAATACCAATCATTGGGCAGTGGCATAATTATGAATGTTATAGAAAACCAAACTGTAGTGATCACAGCCGGACACGTTTGCTCTTCTGCGGTTGATGAATTGAAAATATCATCTTATAGGGAAAGAGTTACCGTACAAGATCATAAAAGCGTCAAACACCAAGCTCACATAATATTATCTACTCAAGATAATTCAAAAGGCGAAGTTGACATGTGTGCTTTATGGGTGCCGACTTTAAAATCTAAAGGAGTCGATTTTTCAATGTTTCGACCAAGGGTGGGTCAAGAGCTATACTATATGGGTGCGCCTGAGGGCATATATTACCCTCCTGTTGTTCCTTTGTTGACAGGCCTGTACAGTGGGCAGATGGATGCTTCTAACGCACTAGTATCGATCCCTGCTACAGGGGGCTCATCTGGGTCTGCAGTTATGGATATGAATAACAAAGTTGTTGGGGTACTATGGGCTGCTCATAACTTTCATCATGTTTCTATTATGACCAATTGGGATGCTTCTGCTATATTTTTATGGAAGGTTAAAAAAATGTATCAAGGTAAAAATATTATTAACCTTCCTCCGATAAAGAACTAATCTTCTCCAATTTTCTTTGAATCATCAATCTTAACCTATTAGCAAAATGAGGCTTGTTATTTTTCTCTGCTCTCTCAATTGATTCTTCTATTTCCATAATTTCTACCTTTAATTTGTGTAATCTGTTTTGTATTGTTCTAATTGATTGCATTTTAAACCTCCTTCTTATAATATTCTACATAAATTTTGTATCTCAAAGAGACACCATCCATACCTGTTCCGGGGGGCGGAATGGCTGGATTGAAGTATACATTCGCTATATTTTCATCTTCCATCAACGTTATAAGAAAGTCTAAAGATATAATACTTACCGTAAATCTGAATGTATTATTTAATTTTGTATATTTTCTGTGGTTCTTAAACTGGAGTAGTTGCTCTTTCCCCTGTATATGTTTTACAAGAATCTCATGAGACTCCTCTAGAGTAATATCTCTAGTTTCCACTTCTGTTTTAGTATTTTTAGGCATTGTTAAATTAACTCATCTACTAGTCCATATTCTAAACACTTTTCAGCCTCCCACCAAAGATCATGTTTTAAGATATTGTCCATCTCTTTTTTGGGAATCTTAGTGTGTTCTCTATAAATATTCTTTATCTTTTCCATTAGCATCTCAGAATTTTCCATATCATCTTGCATTTCTTGAAATTTTCCCCACATCATGCCAGATAATTGATGCACTAACATACAGGCGTTTTTATGCATGAACCTTCTCTCTGCAACGCAAGACATTAAAGTTGCGGCTGAAGCTGCACAGCCATCAATAATACTATGTACTGGTATTTTAGAATTTTTAATATAATCTACTGCCGATAAGCCTGCGAAGACTGATCCTCCATAACTGTTAATGTGCAACTTAATTGGCGGAGGATTATATTCTAGGGGGCCTGTTTTTGACAACATATTTACATTTAGGTTGAAAATACCTTTGTTAAGTTGCAACACTTTCGGCCGAGTAACCCCGGAATAAAAATAGATCCTGTTATGACTAAATTCTACAACATTATTATCCGTAGAAGCATGCGCCTTTGATTCACTAGCTGCCTCATGGATCGTTGATGGCGAACCTTCTTCTTGCTCTTCTTTAGAGCCCCAAAAATAATCTCTCATGCTACCCCTTAATGTGCTCAAGAACCGCTGCTCTAAGTTCTTTTAGTTCCTTAATTGCGTTCATCGAAGCCTTGCGAACCCGGCGGCCCGCAGAAGCGTTACCTTGTTCACACTTTTCTGCGTCCTCTTCTGCTGTTGCTAGTTCTTCTAAAATTTCTTTTAATTTTTCAGTAATCATTTTTTCTCCTTTTAAGATTAAGTGGGCCCACCTGGACTTGAACCAGGAACCGACGGTTTATGAGACCGTAGCTCTAACCAATTGAGCTATAGGCCCTTACATTTATTTTATACCATACGTTAAAGGTATGTTTCAATTAATTTTTTTCTTATAGTACTTCTAATTCCTGGATTTACTTTTAGAACCTGTGGCATAACGTTGTTGCGAACGTGATTTCTCATGAAATTTGTTTTCTGATTTGTTGGATCTTCTATCCAGGTCACTCCTTTTCTGTCTGCGTAATCTTTTATTGTTTTTTTTGATGTCATAAGAAATGGTCTAAAAATATTTTTATTTCTTTGAAATGGTATTAACTTGCTTTGGCCATGAAAACTAGACATTAGCCAAGTTTCTACGCAATCGTCGAGATGATGACAAGTAATAGTATAGTCGCTGCCAGTGCGCTGCAAGAAATCATATCTTTCGTCTCTCCAAAATTCTTCCAATGATCGCTTACCCTTACGACCTTTCACTCTACCAATAAATAGACTTAAGTTGTTATCGGAAGCAAAATTTTCTACAAACTTTTGTGCTTTGTGAGAATGCTGAGTGTCATGATTAAAATATGCTAAATTAAGTTTTCTTCTCCCTTGTAAAAGAAAATGCACAAATGCCATAGAATCTATGCCGCCAGAGCAAGCTACAGTTATAGTTGGCGGTATTTTACCAATAATTCTAATCATAAATTATTTATATCATATTATTTTATTTATGTCAAGTATTTTACCACTTTCTGCATGACCAATATCTTGCAGTGCACCTGTCTTTTGCTGTTGCGCATTTGTGTCTCGCTCTGAAAGACTTTCTTCGTTTCGGGTTAGACTTTTTTATTTTCATATTTGGATCTCCAAAGCTTACTTTTGTTACACGGGATTTATCTTTTGCGCAACCCTTTACGTAAACATAAAACTTTTTAGAGCCGCCGCGGCGAGGTTTTCCGAGCTTAACTTTCTTTCCCTTATATTTAGCCTCTTCCAACATTTCGACTGGTGCTGAGTCATTCTCCACTAGTGTTTCATACAAACATTGTGGACAAGGCGTATTTCCATTTTCATCTACAGCGTCCTGAAGTGCTTCATAAAGATTAAAATAATCATTGATGCTGCAAACATCTTCTTCTATAACCTCTTCACTTATTTGTTGTTTTCCGTAAGTTATGCAAGGGTCTTGGTCGCATCCGCAATTTTTCTTTTCTTCAAGTTGTCCGTGGTCTCTAGCTTCGTTGCCGGCAATGTATCGTGCCGCGGATGACATATAATCTCCTGCCTTAGTAATCTTAGTTTCTAGCCACTCTGGTAGATCATCTTCATCATCTATCAAATCTAATAGAACTTTTACATCAGCCATAAGATGAGCAAGCGTTGTTCTGTGCATTCTGGCCTCCTCGCCATTATGTACATTTTTATAGTTCTTTGGATCTTCTGGGAGTGGCGCTGCAGCATTGCAAGGATCGCAACCTCCTTCTGTTATATTAATATTTATTTTTTTCATTATTTTTTACTCTTCCTTTTTTTACGTTTTTGACTTACGTTCTTAGCGGGACCACGTCTATTTGAATCTCCATCCTCTCTTCTTTTCTTTTTAACTCTTTTTTCTCTCTCTGATTTGCTTAATTTAGCTCTATCATCAGGGTCTCTGCAATATGGTTTTGATTTTTGTCCAGGTTGTTTTGCACAAGGTTTTCCGTCGTACTTTCCACCTGTCTGGACCCATCCACCACCTTTAAACCAATCTCTAAGAGAATAACCTTTGCTACGGGATCCTTTTCCATCTCGTTTACTTTTCTTTTCGCCTAAAACCTCGTCTGTATCTGGTTCCTCATTTGCTTCTTCAGCTTTTATACAATTTCTGTATGTCTTTCCATACATTTTTTTGGTTTTTCTTTTTGGATGAGTTTTGTAACCTTTTTGACACCTTTCCAATAAGATAATCTCAATCTCTTCTTTTATAATGTCAATAAGTTCTTGTTTTTTCATTTCTTTTTGCTCTTGTTGCCCCAGTTTTTTGCTCCGACCTTGCGACAACGCACTAATGCACCGGACGCATAAGCTGAGGGCCATATTTTATATCTGCTTTTTACTTTGTAGTAGCAGGCATCTTTTTTCCCGGAAGATTTCTTTTTCTTTTTTTTCTTTTTACGTTTTTTTCGTTTCTCATCAAGAACGGCTTCAATTTCTTGTTTTATTATTTCTTCAGCAACTTTTCGGCCAGTACTTGTTGTGATATAATCACCTTTAGTATGTTTTACTATACCTTTTACTTTTGTGATATTTTTTTTTAATTCTTCTTTATCAGCATTGGTGTGTTTTACTATTGCGTCAAGGCCGGCGGCGCCGCCTTCCTTATCAGTGGCCGCTATGACCTTTTTTGGATCAAAGTGAACATAGCCTTTCTTTGCTAATTTCTTATGCTTTTCACCATCTGCCATTTCCTTCTTACCTGTTTTAGGATTATACATGGCATGTTTCTTTTCTTTTTTCTTCTCAGAGAGCAGCTTTTCAACTTCTTCTTTGATAATTTGTATTAATGTTTTCTTGTCCATGTATTAAATAGTGTTATTTACCATAAATAGACATATAACGTTCACCTCTATCGCAGAGCATTGTTACCACTATTCCAGACATTAGTCTATTTTGGACATATCTCTCCGATGCTAATATATTAGCGCCCGATGAAATGCCTACTAGTATACCTGTTTCACGAGCAAACTGCTTTGCCCTATTTATTGCGTCTTCTGTTTTAATTGGAATAATTTTATCTGCATCTTCAGAGTTAAATAAAAAATCTTTACCATCTGCTATACCTTGTATTCCATGAGGTGATTCAACTGGCTGAACAAGACAAAGTTTTGTTTTTAAGTTTTGTATTTCTTTGTATCTTCGTATACCTTCCATAGTACCTCCCGTGCCGGCGCCATGGATGAAAGCTGACCAAAGATATTTTCTTTGTATAACCTGCTTGTGTATTTCTGGCGCTGTCTGGTGTTGGTGGCAATGTACATTCTCTTGATTGCTAAATTGCATTGGAGACCAAGCATTTTCATTTGCTTTCAAGTATTGATCACGCATGGCGATTGCTCCTACAAAATCATCGTCCGGAGCTTCAATTATTTTAGCTCCATACATTTTCATCATTTGTTTACGTTCTTCCGACATATTTCCTGGCATAAATATCAAACAAGGCAAACCCATAGATGCTGCTGTCATGGAGAGGGCTATACCTGTATTACCACTTGTTGCATCGCAAAGTACTGAGTTGTCATTTATCTTTCCAAACATTCGTGCTCTGTCGACAACATATGTTATCATTCTGTCCTTTACAGATCCGGCAGGATTGTAGGTCTCCAATTTTGCATAAATTTTACTTGAGATTTTTATAAGGGGAGTTTCGCCAACGATTGGCTTGATAAGCTTCATATAATAAATAGTATTATTTAATTGCTTGGACCAATAAAACCATCACTACAGACACAGCAAGGCCCATCATTACTTTTAAAAAATCTTTTGCAACTATTGGGAAAACTCTTTTAATTTTTCTGTTATACCAAGTTGCAATAGCCAGTTCTCGACCACACAACAAGCCAACAAATACCCAAGTGGTAGACATTGGCACATTTGACCATTCTTTAAACACTATGAGAATGATAGCATACACAAAGTCGATAATAGTGGCAGATCTCACATAGGATGTGGAGGATTTCTTTGAAACTATTTCTTGTATCCTTCCTCCGCCCGATTTGAACATATAGGCCAAGACTGTAGATAAGAATACCAAGACGCAAGCCAATGTTTCCCAACCTACTTGCCTAGGCAAGAAGACTGCAATATTTGCAATGTCGTGAGTTAACCAAGTAAACCAAAGAAAACCAGTTGTAAACCATTGTGCTGTCTGCCAATATTTCTTTTGGTATTTTGGAACTTTCTTTTTCTCGTCCATAAAGTTTGCTAAAGCCAGCCAAAAGCCATATGCCACACAAGCGGCCACAGCATAACCCAACATACTCTTGACAAGCATTTTTTCAAATACAACTCCAGTACTGAATACAGAAAGCACCAAAAAGGTTGTGGACACTGGAACCCCAACTCTTGTAAGTACCAACAATGTTGCGGGTGCTAGAACGTGATACCACTGTATTGGAGCATAAGGTATATCCGTGAGACGGCCAAAAGATAGATCACCATTATTCTGGATCCAGCCCCAAGTTATGGTTCCGACCAAGATAGTTGATGCAGCGGCCCAAAGTTTCCACCAAGCCACCTTTCTATTTGATGACATAAAAGTTCCAAGAGTTTGAACTGCATCGTTGTTTATTACTGCTGCTCCGGCAAAGAAGATACCGAGCATGGGCAAGATTGTTTCTAACATATTGTTCCTTTTTCAGATAAGTATACCCTATCTTACAGGAAACTGTGTGTCAATTGTGTGAATTTTGGTGGTGGAGGTGGCGGGAGTCGAACCCGCGTCCAAAGCATCTCAAATAATTCGTCGTTCACAAGGTTAGTCTAGATCTGGCCCTAGACCGCCATTAAGTAGCAAATATATAATAATATAAAGTAACAATTCCAGATGTTGGGTTAAGAAGGTATCTGGAAAACCTCCTCAAGGGTTATGCGGCAAGCGCAAAATCCTCGAAAGTTTCAACGTCATCGTTTGCGTTTATTGTTTGGGTATTTTTACTGTGCCTACCCACACAGCCTTGCACGAACTACCATCCTTACCCTGTCGAAACCTGGTCACCCCCTAAGCTTGATTCTTTTTTATAGCGTTTGCAATATTTGCTAATTGGTCAGCAGATATTTTACCGTCGCGATCTCGGTCGACCTTAGATAAGTCGATACCAGCACCGGTCCCTTGTTGTCCACTTCCAGCGATTTTGCTTACAACTTTCTTCAGGTTGTCGAGGTTGTCGTCGTCGGTGGCAAGAATCAATTCCTTAATTTGCTCAGGGCTAAGATCACCATTCATGGATGCATTCATAACATCTGCAAATTTGATCTGGTCATCTTGAGATAAAACTTCATCACGTTCTGGTTGCATTACTTTAAACTCTAAAGAGGTTTCCATGTCCTCTTTTTGTTTATCCGTATATCCTTGTTCAGTCTTCTTTTCATATTCCTTTGCTTGGTTGTATTGATATTCCAAGTCGGATGCGTAATCTAAATCAATCTCATTGATATTTTCATCTCTATTTGTTGTCTCGTTTAAAAAGTAACGAGGGTCAATTCTCTTTTTATTTTGTCTATAAAATTTTGGCATTGTTTATCTCCCTATTCAGTGCATTTATCACAGTCGCATGTACAACATTCACAGCATTTACATTTCTTTGTATCACTCATAGTAATATCCTCCTATCTTAATTAGTTTTAATCTAGTACCATTCATCATCAAATTCGTAATTGGGGTTTCTTTTTACTTGAGATTCTATAAATCTTTCTATGGTCTCTTCTATTTCAGTTGGTTCATCAGAATTATTTTCAGAACCGTCCTCTCCCAGATGTTCTAGTATTCTCCAGGCCGCACCGTCAGGATACCATCCTGAAGTGAGTTCCCAAGTGTATTCTTCGTTATTTATCGAATATTTGAAGGCTCCCTGAGAGGTGTCTCCATACCATCCTGTTTCTATCTCTAAGGCTTTGATTACATGTTGCTTTCCATCGCTGGTTTCTACAGTTAGAGATAAGTTTGGGTCTTCTATATAATATTCTCTGTCCTTACCTTGTGGGACTTTGACTTCTTTTATGAACCTTTTCCAATTTTCCATTATAAGTTTCATTTATTTTCCTCCGCGGTTAAAACTAATTAGTTGCCTCTGTTATAATCGTCTTCAAGTCTAACAACATCATCTAATTCTGGTGTACTGACTTCTGCCAATTCTACATCTCCATATGGTGCGCAGAATCGATGTACTGTTCCGGGTGTGACGTGAAAAGACTGACCATTTCTAAGTTCTATTTTTTCTAACTTTTCACCCATACCAACTTCCAGCAATAAAGTTCCAGTTAAAACGAATATAGTTTCTTCTTTTTGTTTGTGATATTGCCTAGAAAGTTTATGGCCTGAGTTTATTGTTAAAATTTTTCCCACAAACTTTTCACATTGAGACCAGATAATTTCATAGCCCCATGGTTTATTTACTCTTTTTTGTTCTACTATCATAATTGTAATCCTCCAGTAAATTATACTCTCTAATATATTTTACTATATCAGCTTTTTTTGTTCCAAGTATTAAAGAAACTTCTTTTCTATTTGAGGCTTTTGATAGAGCAAATCGCACAACAGCTTCTTTACATATATCAGAAGTATACTTGAAAAAAGGAAAATTATATAATTTTCCTTTAAGTCCTTCAGTACTAACTAATAATTTTAATGTAATTAATTCTTCTAAAGTTATGAAAGATAATTGTTCTAAAAATTTAATATCTATTTTCTTTTCTTTTAATAATTTATTTTTTAAATTATAGTTTTTATTATCTGAAAAGAATTTAGTTTCTTTTAAAGAATTATCTTTTATCGCTGTTTTGCCAACCATCCTACCCAGGGTAACATACGGTTAAAGAATATTCAAGTATTTTATTAAAGCTCAACAGGCTCATCACCGCTGATTGGATCTGGACCTTGGGCATTTGCCGCGGTCATAGCCGCTTGCTTGTAGACGCTATTTGTTGGCTCATCGACCGCCTTTGACATCTCGCCGTCCCATTTATCAAAATACAATTTTAAGTTAGCAATCAAATAGTCATAAAACATTTCTTGATCTTCTGGATTGTCCAATTCTGCGTAGTAGTCAATTATTGATTTTTCTATTGAAGGATAAACTCTTTCGGCCTTATTTCGCCCAGTGGTATCTTCTCCGGAAATTGCTTGCATCTTTTCATTTTCTTCTTCAGGGACATCAGGGTTATCTTTTTCTGAGCCGTCGCTAGCATCAATGAACATATCATCATTTACACCTTCTATATCAACACCAACCTGTTCATTCACAGCTTCAGCGTCAGTGTCATTCAGTTTGACTGGCGCTAATGTATCTTGAGTCCACTTTATAATGTGTGCTCTAAAAGATTTCTTTTGATTTTCATCAGTTGTTAAAGTCTTATAAACTGTTCTTAAGGTTGCTAATACGTTTGTGTTTTTCATTAAATCTTTTAAAGTGTTAATGCCAGTATTATCATGAACATCAGTTGTGGGATCTTCTGCTTCATTAAGAGTTTGTTCTAAAATGATCTCTCTCAACTGCATCCTAAGTTCGTGCTCTTCAAGTATTTTAGCAACTGTAGTTTCATGCTCTTTTGATTTTGTGTTAAAGAATTCTTGAAGACTGATTCTTATCTTCTTTCGAAGTATTTGTTCTTTTTTGTTCATTTTTTTATCATTCCTTGTAGCATTATAATCTCGCTTTACTGCTGGGGCCATTTGTATTGCTCCGGAAGCAACAGAACTTAATTCCTCTATTTCATCCTCAGCCAAAAAAGCATTTGAAATATCTTTTTTTCTATTTTTCCTAAAACCACCACCGTGTTTTGTTAAATCTTTTCTGCCCATATCTAAATAGGTTCTATGAGCCTTAGAAAGCCTTTTGCGCATTCTTCGCTGAAACTTACCCTTCGAAGGTCTAGCTTTCGGCGCTTTTTGTGATTTGAATGCTTCGAAAACTTTCATGGTTTCTTCATAGACAATCTCCGCAAGATCATCTGCATTGACTTCATCCTCTGGTGGGCCTTCAAGTTCCGGCTCTTCAACTTGGTCTTCTTCTGGGCTGGACTGTGTCGCTGGAACAATGCCAACTGCATCTAAAACACTTGGCACCTTTTCTATACCTCCAACAAAATCAGCAAGAAGGTTTACTGCTCTAAGATCCTGTGCAGCCAAATCCATAAGAAATCTCATATCAGATGCATGAAAAAGTTGTATACCAGCACCTGAGCTTTTACTTGGCATTTTCTCTAAAATATCTGAATACTGTTCACTTTGAAGCAAAGAAAGATATTGTTTATCATGAGAAACTGCAGGGGTTGGAGTAGTCTCAAGATCCAAATCGGGCCTTTTTTCTCTAACCTTTTCCGGGAGACCAGAATAACGTTTAGCATCATCACCTTTTTCTCCAACACCAAGAATAATCTCAGCATTTTCTGGGGCTACAAGAGGATTTTCTTCATCCGCTGGAAAGGTGACGTATTTTATCGTAGTCATCATCGGAGAAGCATCTGCCCCTGACAACACTTCAACTTTATCTTCGAGACCAGTACCCTCAAGCATTGCTCTCATAAGGTTTATGGCTTCTGTGGATCCAATAATTTTTCCAGATAAAGGAAGAGTTCTCTGATTTTGTGTTGGCCTAGATACAATCACGAGTGTCTTATCGGCGTTTTGAGAGATTGCTTTAACAACTTCTAAGTGTCCCCTATGTGGAGGCTTAAAAGAGCCAGGAAAGACCGCTATTGTCTCCATAGGGGCTATTTCTCCATATCTTTTAAACTTAGGCATGCCCAATATTTGATTCATTGGCGAAAAAGCGCCTGTGAACTTAAACTCTTCCCCTTTGAAGTCAAAGACAAAACCCTCAGAAGGAGTATTGATATTATCTATATTTTTCAACTTCTCCAATTCGATTCTAAGTCCATCTTTTGCAGCCTCATTGTCTGATTTAGCAATTTGCTTCACAACTTTGCTAAGTTCACCCTTTAGTGAATTTAATTGTTTTTCATTATCAGAAATAAAAGAAGAGTCAAACCCATCAAGAATTGCATTAGTAAAATCTGCAAGGGCCATGGCTAAAGGTCGTCGGTATCTTCCTTCTGAAAATGATGATGCAAAAGACTTTATTCCTTGTAGTTCATCTCCGGACAGACCAGCGATCAAGTTTCTTATATTTTCGTTTGGTTTTATAAATTTTTTATTCTTCTTGTCGCCACATCTCAGATACCCGGGTTCGCCATCCGTTCTTTTACATAACTTTAGAAATTTTGTAGCTAAGTCTTCGAGTCTCTCCTCACTTAGGCCCGGTGTTGCAGTATTTATATCAGCTTTGACTTGATCTATAACGTATCTAACAATAGGAGTATCATCAGTAGCGCTAGCATCTTTTACAATATTGTCAATTTGTGAAATTGTTCTAGGAAGTAAGTTATTTGCTTTTTCTAGCCCTTTTGGATGTAATTTTCTAAGAGGATGCGTCTCTATTGAAAAAATCCCCGGATCCTCTACTTGTTTACCTTCTAATGCTGATTTAAGTGTTCTATAATTTGAAATGAGGTTAGTTTCTAAATCTTTTGCAGTTTCTCTCTCGAACTCTTTATGCCCAGAAGGGTGTACAAGGATAGTTTTTTTATCATACGGTATAACGTTCTTGGTACCCATGCCTCTAGGATCATCTTTATCAAAACCAGGAGTCCCAGGGTTCATTATTTCGGTGTTAAAATAAATCGCCCCATCAGGTCCAAAGATTTCTAGCTGTGTCTCTCTCGTCAGCTCTATAGCAAAATTCTCAAAAGTTGATAAAGCCTCTACAAAACTGTATCTTAGGGCTTGCGCTGGGTGGCTGGAGAAGAAATCATCCAGTTGTTCGGGTGTCAGCCCACCTGCTTTGATTTGGGTTTGATTTCTAATTGCTTTTGCTTTTTGGGATTCTACGTCAAAAGTTATATATAAATTTTGACCGTCAGTCTTTTCGGATCCTTGCAGTTCACCATTTGCTGCAGCCCTTAGCATATCTTTTAGATCTCCAAAAGTGAGATCATCTATGTCATAAGGGTGGTTCATGTGTCCACCGACGCCACCTTCTAAGAGCAATTTATTATCCATGTCTTTACCCTATATTACTTTGTCCATTCTTGGAGAAGTTTTTCAAATAGTCTATTGTTCTTTGGAGTAAATCTTTGCTCATAAAGAGTATTTTCCTGCTCCGGCGTTTGAATCACAGACTCTTTACATGGAACATAATCGCACTTTTCATCTTTGCCATCGCCATCGTCGTATTTACCTTTTTTCTTTTTCTTTTTCTTGGTCTTCTTTTCTTCTAACTCTTCTTGTTCATTTTTTAGCCCTGGCTTACACTCCGGGCAGCCCGGGCAGCTTTTACCCGGGCATTTTTTCTTTTCTTCAATGCCTTTAGTTTCTTTAACTTTATCATCTGTTCGTCTACCTAAACCACCTTTGCCACAACCACCTTCTTCTATTTCATCAGTCTCCTCTAAGGGCGAGCCGACGACGGGCTTCTCTTTTTTCGGGTTCAATGTAGCAGCTAAATTATCAATCTCAGGCTCAATCTGAGCCATAGCTTCATCGCCGTATTCTTGATATTTAGCTTTAAGATCATCTAGACTGAGTGGGTCCTTTCCTAGACCGGTTGCATAAATTTTATACTTACCAGGTCCAAAGTAAAAGAAAGGCACTTTCAATGCTTTAGCATCTGCAAAAGCAGATTTAAATCCACCACTGTCTGAAAAGTCTGGCATAACTCCATATTTTTTGTGTACGTGAGTTTTAAAATCCTGTAAATGAGATATCACAGTGTTGCTAAGATCTGGCTTTTTTTTGGCAACCGGCTTTTTCGCTGGTGGGGTTTGTGTACCAGTGCCTTGATACTTGATAGAGTCCGAGCCTAGGCTAGACATGTAATCACTATATTTTCCTTGCCCTCTTAATTCAAATTCTTTTATGGCACTTTTTATCTGTTCTTTTAAAAAGTCCTTTGTTATCTTTGTGGTCATTGTTTTATTCTCCTTTAAAAATTTTGACTCCGATTCTGTTAGTTTATATTGATCTTCCCAGTCACGAAAACACATGTTACCCTTTAAATAGGCCTCTTTTTCCATATTTCTCATGTGTGGACATTCTTGGGCATAATTAGCACCAGTACTGGTCATTTTTTCCGGCGCTAGGTCACCCCTGAGATTTTGTGCATGATGAACTAGTTCGTGCGAAAAAGATCTTAGAATATCTTTCGGGTGTCTTCCAGTAGTGAAAAGAGTGATTGAGGAATTATTCGGATCATAATGTGCTGTTTTTCCCAATGTTTTTTCAGCATTCTCTGAATCGCTTTTTAAAAAAAGTTTTGGAGGATGAGAAAAGCCTAGTCTTTTCTGGGAAAAGGAACATAATTTGCCCAATAATGGTTTTAATTTATCAATCATCTTATACAAAAACCTCTAAATGTAAATAGTTTTAGGTTTTTTGTTCTCCGAGAAAAGTTTTGTAATGATTTTGTAAAGGCTGCAATCTTATATTGAAGGGACCCTGCACCATGAAACGAAAAGGAATTGTTTTTGCATCATCAGGCACATTTCCATCATATTCTTCATGCATCTGCTCTGCATGATCTATAATATAATCATTGGATATATTTTCGCTTTTGATGCTCATATATTAAATAGTAATTAAATAAATTCTTTATCTCCAGAAAACATAACATCTATATTATCATCGACTTCTAATTCTAACTTTCCAGAAAGCCAAAGCTCAATGTCTGATCTGGTTTCAAATTGATATAGATTGGGCCCATCATATAAGCACCAAGCATCTAATCCTTCCAACACATCCATTTTGTTAAATACGACTTTGGTGCATCCATTGATTCTGGTTGCCATTTTCAACATTTCATAGTCTAACCAGTTAATTTGGCGTGGTCGCCCGGTTGTGGCACCGTATTCTTGGCCAATATCTCTAATTGTATCAAAAATTTCATCGGGACCTTCAAAAGACTTTGCGCCAACATAAGTTTCATATATTTTAGCAACTCCCCAAATGTTTCTAATACACTTTGGAGGAACGCCATTTAACAGTGCAGAGCCAACAGTACAATGCGAAGAAGTAACATAAGGATAGTCACCCCAATCAATATCGAGGCCAAATCCTTGGGCCCCTTCAAAAAGTATTTCAATTTCATTATAATCCTCGTTTTCGTAAAGTTCGTGATACATGCTAATAATATATGGTTGTAGCCTGGGGTCATGCATTGCGCGGACGCCTTTTCTATCATATTTATCTCTGTATGCTGGTCCATTACCTCTTTTTGTTGTGCCGATTTCTTCGTCTTTGCCATCCTGGGCCCTGTGAAAGTCGGTTATTAGATGTGCGTTTGTAGCAACGTGAACTAGCTTCTTTGCAGGGATTCCAGCTTCTTCCAGTTCTTCAATTTCTTTTAAGAAAGTTTCTACGTGAACAACACAGCCCGGGCCAATAATTGATTTAATACCAAAAAAAACACCACATGGTATGTGGTGTGTAACAAATTTTTTCCCATTATGATAAATGGTGTGACCTGCATTACATCCGCCATTATATCTAATTACATGTGTATACTTATTTTCCTTGCAGAGTGCATGCGCAATTTTCCCCTTGCCACAGTCTCCATACTGTAAGTCCACTACAACATCAGCAATCATTTTGTATCCTTTCAGTGATTACACTGTAAGGGTACCAGATTATCTTCTCACTTTTAACGATCTTTTAGCTGCTAGCGGGTTTTTCATTGTAAGTTCTAAGTCTTTTTGGGTTTTCAAAAGTTTTTTCTCCAAATTCCTGAATTTCCAAACTATCGCTACAGAAAAAACAAGAAAAGCTATGTCCAATATCATGTTCATATTCATCCAATCTAAAAAATTCATTCTTCTTCCTTTATGTCAATATCTACATCTTCGTCATCTTCATTGTTTGTAAGATGATCCCACGGTGCGGGCTTATCAGGATCCATTAACGATTCTATATCAGAAAGTGGATGATCATCAAAAGCTAAATAATCTTCATCTTGTTGGTTTCGAAAATAGTCTTTAATTTCTGCCATCACATCTTCAGAATTTGAATAAAGAGTACGAAGATATTTTTTAACTTTTGTTACTCTGAATACATATTTTCCACGTCTTTGAGAAGCCATTCACTTATCCCCCTGATTTAAATAGTTTCTCCACACCTTGTTTTCATCTATCGACTTCGACTTGAGGCTAAGAGACATCATGCGGTCATACGCTTCAATTTTGAGTGCAGAAAGTTTTTCTAAGTATCCGGCGTTTCTCAACATCTTAAACGCAAGGTTTTCTGGAGAATAAATACCTTGATCCGATAATCCTAACTGTCTCATTCTTGCAATTTTGACTTTTACTTTATCTGCATACTCATATGTTTCTTTAAATTTTTGCTGGTGAAACATATCAAACAAGTGCTCTATCTGCATCGCTATTGCTTCTGCTTTTTTCTCTGTGGTTACAATATCTATTTCAGGATCAAGTCTTACTGGGTTTGCCAACCATTTCCCTATCTCTAGAGACCATATACCGTTAGCTTCATGGGTTTCTGTATAGTGTTGAAAGTATAATTCGACCTCTTTTCCGTGAATAAAAATATTATGTTTCTTGTTCCAGTTAATTCTTGTTTGATCTAGCATTTTTTTAACCAAATCAAAGTTTTTATCAATCTTATCGAAGTCCAACATAATGTGAAGGTCAATATCTGACATTTCATGCCAATTATAGGAAGCAATCGAGCCTGTAATTATGATATCATCAACATGTTCTTCTATTTCTAGTGATCTGATAACATCGTCTGCGATTTTCATTAATTTTCTTGCTACAATTGGATCGATTTTGTTATTTTTCCATATTTTAGGGTAAAGTGTGTCTTTCGGCTTTAATAAACCAGTATTAAAATCGAAATCTTGCTTTTTGATAGAAAATTTAATCATTTTTCATCTCCAGGGCCTTAAGGGCTACTTTTTGAAACTTTTCTTTTTCATTAAGCTCGTTTTTTTCAAAAAACTTGAACTCCGTGTGCTCATGGCTTATTTTAATCGGATCAGCATTGTATTTTGCACAAAAAAAGTGTAAGTTTGCCTGTATTTCTACTAATTTTGGATTTTTGACAATCAATCCTGTCTCCTCCTTGACTTCTCTAGACAGTCCATCAAACAAACTCTCATTTTGCTTTAGATGTCCACCAGGAAGGTCCCAATCTCCTGCAAATTTTTCCATGTAATCTGATCTTTTCAGGAAAAGCACTTTATCGTCATCGTCAATTAAAATAACTTTCGCAACAGTCTTTATATCATTTGGCACTATTCTTACTCTTATCATTTCCCGGTCTCCGGACCACAACTAAATAGTTTTTAAGGCTCTATGTTGTCCAAAATTAATTTTCCGTTGTCATATAAGTATATAATTGGTGAAATCCCTGATGATTTTATCGTGTCCATCGTTTTTAGAGCATCTTTTACGCTTGGAAAGACTATTGTAAGAATTTTGTTGTCATATGCGTTTAATTGAGAGCATAATATTCCACAGTCTTGAAGAGTTTTAAAATGTTTACCGACATCAAAGAGAACAAGCACAGTTCCAAAGGGATGGAAACTCTCTATCCACACATCAACAAGATCATCATTAGATACAGAATAAACTTCCTGAAAAAAGCTTTTTGAATTTTCTAAATTACCTCTTGATTTCATTTTGAATGTTTATCCGCTATTGTTTGAGAAGCCCAAGCATCCGGTTTTAAGCGATATTCCACACCAAACCCCTGCACATACCCTTTTAGCATGTCAGAGTAGCGTGAAGTGCCGTTATTCGCCCCAAATGGACTAACATCCAGGTGTAGTTCAATACTAGAAGGGTCTATATTATATTCGTTCATAAAGAGACAGGCAATCTCAACAGATCTTCTGGTTTCTTCTGTTATTCTGGACACTAAATGGGAAAATTGATTTTTGGGCAAGTTTTGTTTATAAAAAAAATACCTTCCCCCAAGTTGACCACCATGAAGACAGACTGCAGAAGCAAAACATACTGTAGATTTTGATATAAAAGAGTCAGTTCCAATAAATATTTTGGAACCTTTCTGAAGGTATTGCCTGGTTAGTTTTAATAAATCATAAAAGTCAATCTCGTGATCACTACCAGTAACCCAATTTTGTTTGACTATATGTTCCATTAAAATACCTTACTATACTTTTAATTCTTTGTCAAGACTTTTTTCTTTAGCGGCTTTAAGTTGTTGCATTATTTCTACACCAACAGATTTATTAGATCCAGCAAGTTCTAATACTTCTCTAAAAAGTTCTGAGTCTTTTACGAACAGTTTTGCAACTTCAACTGCCGCGTCTTCAAAAGTTTTTGGGTCACCATCAAAATTTTTCTTTTTATTTCCACACACTTCATCTACGAGTGCATTCCACTCTACCATATAATCTTCGTCTGCTTCTTCATCCGTATGTTCATTAGAATGGTACGGGTATTTTCCGTATGCTTCATTTAAAACTTCTGAAACCAGTTGTTTAAGATTTTTTTTGCTCATTTGTAATACCTCTCTATTTTCTGAAATTCTTTTAATATTTCCTGTTTTGCCACCAACCTGAATTGATATTTTTTCACCCGTTTGTAAAGAGACAGCCTTCTGAAAAAGTGATTGCAAGTCTGATTCTGAAAATACAAAAATCTCATCGATTATTCCTGCGACAAGTTTAGCTGTTATTTTATTGTTATTTTTTGTTACTTGTTCTATGTTAGCATCTACACCAAATTTAGAAAACTGAAATTTTTTCTCTCCAATACTGATATGTTTATCAGTAAACTGAATTTGAAAATTTTGCGCACCCAAACTTACGCTAAAAGGTGATTTGGCCTTTAAATCCCCCTCCGGAATTTGAGACAGAAGACCAGTCGTGTTCGACGTCTGATTTTTTTTAGGTCCGGTATTCTGTCCTTTGGGGGAAAGTGTACCTCTCACAATTGCTTTTATTTTTCTTCTTAAAGATTCTTTTGTTAAATAAGTCTCTTCATCATTAGTAAAGCTGTTAATGTCTTTAATATATTCTTTATTTGTTTTTAGAGCATCTCTAAACTGCTTTAGTGAATTTACTGTATCAGACATAAAAGAATCTTTGTTTGCAAGAGGCGCTTTTATTAAATCTGAAAGAAGGGTCTCAACTTTAATATTTCCATCTTTATCCATGTACTTTGAAATACTGGTTTCAATTAGCTTCTCATCTATTAGTCTAACAATTTCATCTAGCTGTTCTTTATCATCGATTTTTTTGGCTGAAAACATAGATACTAGGTTAACGCCAAGTGTGAAAGCCGCCACTGGAACCACCGCGGTAGTAAATAGTGATCTAACCGCAGTCGCCGTTTTTGGGCCTATAGTGGCTGCAATTTTTGCTAATCTATCTCCATTCGAGTCAAGTTTGGACCACACGTCTCTATAAGGCGCACCGGCAGAACTACTTAGCCAGTCTGACAAATCATCGGCACCATTCCCGCCCGGAAAAAGCGATTTTACAACACCGGTATCGTCTAAGATAGCCTTTCTTGCAAACTCAATATCAGAAATGATACCTTTTTTTGTTATATCCAACTTTTTTGTCTCTTTAAAGTGGTTTATAACAAATTCTTTCACATTGACTCTTTCTCCGCCCACGAAAGATGTAGGAACATTATCGATACCCGGAAGCGCGCTATCAATTATTCTTTGAACATCATTTATATTGGTGGCAGAATCTAAAATTTCTTTCTCTATTTTTTCATAACCCTTTTGATTTGCCAATCCCTCTATATCATCAAATAATTTTCTTACTTGGTCTTTTCCTTTTTGTACATTCTTTTGTAATTGAGAAACAGACTGTAAAGACGAGTCTAGAGATTTAGATAAATCTTGTAAAATTTCACTAGTATTTTTTAACGCTTTAGACCTAATCTGTGCTCTTGGAAGGTTTCCATATTTTTCCATTGCTTTTTTAAAGCCTTTTACATTTTTATAAAAATTAGAACTTCTGAGTAAACTTAAGCTTTCACCTGATGACTGCTGTACTGCTTTGTTGATGTCGTCAGAAACAGTTACCAGTTCGTCTTTTAATAATTTGGGATCTAAGACCAACTCACCGTTGACAGCATATTTTTGCAAACTTGCTGGCATGCCACTAGATGGTATTCTAATCGGCTGATCGCCTAGACCCTTAACTTTTAACCTATTAAGACCAGAAGAATTGTCAACAACAATCTTTACTTTAGAAGGAAGCGTACCAGATTCCTGCAAGGCCTTAAAAATAACCAATTGATCAGATTTTATGTCTTTTATTGCATTGGCAAACCATTTTCTCATTTGAGCAGATTTGATTAAGTCTGCAGCAACATTCCAACGGCCAGATTTTACATTTTTAGCGGTCTTGAGAAGGCCTCGCGCCCCACCTTTAATTAATACTCCGGCGACGACGCCTGTAACCGCGCTTGCAAAAAAACATTTCCAATTTTGCTTACTATCCCCACCAGATATATTTTTCTCCATGATGTCCAATGCTTTATTGGCCCATGGCATGTAATTTTCTCCTTGGTTTTCTTTTCTTCCGGCGTTTAAAATGAAGTACGTACCCATCACACCGGCAACAGTTCCCCATTTACCTGCCTTGTAACCACTCGAAAGCGCACCAGTTGCTAGTCTTTTAAGAAAATTTGTCAACCCTGTCGAGGTACCTTTTCGAGCACTTACATAGGTGTCAATTTGATTTTGGAGTTTTCCTGTTTTTGTGAAAGCAGAATATATTGCCTTGCCAGAAGATTGAGCCAGCATTGGGAGTATTTTTATTGTTCCTCTTCCATAAAACAAACCCAAGAAAGAAAAAACAGGATTATTTGATACACAATCTGCTATCTCTTTATAATCTACTCCTGATTTATAAATGTCCCATATAAATCCAGCGAAGTCACCAATACTATCTGTGACACTTGCAATTTGATCTTCTCTATCTGGCTTTTTTATTGGCCTTAGAATAGATTTGGGAGCATCGGGCCCCTGATAGTTTGTGATATCTATACATTTTTTGGAAAAAGGATTGTATCCATGGACTTTGCTGGGTTGATCGTCACAGCCGTACATTGAAAATTCTCTCAACATAATATTTTCATTTATTAAATCTTTTATATCTCTTTGGTTTAATAAATTTTCAATTTTTTTATTAGGCATATTAAAATAATTCCATTATTATATTAAGTAGTTAGCATAGCGAGGTTTAAAATAGAAACTAAATAAGCCTTTCTGCTTGCTGATGTGCTAGTATCTTGTAGGCCAGACGAAACAGTGCTAACTATATTATCAAGCTTAGTGATATAACTTTTTACATCATTCAATATATCTTGTCTATTTGGATTGGCTTCTATGATAGGGTCAATTTTTGCCACCGTTGCACTGATAGCTCTCTTGAAAAGTCCAAGTTCTTTCAAGAATCTATCAAAAACTTGATTTCCCATAATATCTTGACGATAAAAAACTTCTCGTGCTGCATAGGACACTGCGATTCTATTAACTGTTGGTTCAAACGCAAAACTTATTTGAGGTGTGTTAGAGAAGAATTTTTTAGTAGACCTAGTAAAAGCAGTTACGTAAAAAACAGGCCGGTGATAAAAAGCAATTTTCTTATCAGCTTCATCCTTATTTTTTGGGTTTTTAATGTCATTTTCATATTCTTGTTTCCATGCGCTAAATTTCTTGCGATGTATAGTTTTTAGATATTCTGTCCTATCTTTAACAAATTTTGAAATATCAGAACTGTTAAGTTGTCTTTCTGCAGATATTATTTTGCTAAGGTTTCTCCTGGACGAACCAAAAGACATATCTAACAATTCTGCGTAAGCAGCAGCAAAGCTGCCTAGATTGTTTGCTTGACTCATTTGTTGAATTTGACTTTCTATTGATGCTGATTTTGTTTTGGAAGCTGTAGTATTTGCCCTTCCCTGTTTTGCGGGTCGTACTGAGTTGCCAGAAACTTGAAAACTTCCCCCATTTCGATTAGCATAGTCTAAAATTTTCGTTACATAATCGTATTTATACCTTTTGATATACCAATTTTTCATATAACTTAGAAATTCTTCAGGATCATCAAAAGCAACTAAACCTTTGTGCATTCTTTGCTTTCTATATGATATGCCAGTGATAACTCCTCTAACACCTTGCTGAAACCCATAAAGTCCAAATTTTATTTTTTGTTCTTCATTCAAATCACTCCATTGAATTTTTGTTTTATATTGTTTCATATCACCTTGGAAATAACGCGGTACATTTTTAGATATATAAGTCAGTGCGCCTCGAATATTGGTTTCAGGGTCTGCTCTATCTTCTACGGGAACACCTACATCTTTAGCGGTTACTTTCATTAGTTGCATCAACCCAACTGCTCCTGCAGAAGAAACTAAATTTGGACGGAAATTAGATTCAGCGTATGCAACACCCATTGCAACTGAAACGGGGTATCCTAATTTTTCAGCCTCTCTTTTAATTAATGGATAATACTTTTTAGCTCCACTGCTGAGATTTGTAACTGCAGCTTTCGTCGCAGGTTTGGATTTTGCCGATCCTGCTACTGTGACACCTGATATTGCATCATTGTATATTTTAAGATTGTTTACAAAATGATACCCATCGCTCTTTTTTCCAAATCGGCCATTGTTTGGTATAAGTTTTGCACCTGTAAGCTCATTTTCTAATCTATCTGATAATGTTGACATCCATTCTGCAACATCTGCGTTTTTTTTGTGGCTTGGGTCACCTTTTGGAAGGACTACTCTAATATCTGACGCTCCCTTAGATGACAAAAAGTTAACTGTTTTTTGTATATTTGCAAACCCTTCCGTCGGCGCCTGCTCTCTATCATTATAGCCCATATGTACAATGGCCATCCTAGGCCTATAGTTCTCACCCTTATCCTTGTACCACATCTTCAAACGTTGCAATATATATCCGGTCTTGGCAGCCCCTATTGCAGGCTCTAGAGGTTCTTTTGTTTTTGAGTCTACATATATCCTAGTTCCGCCCGTTGCATATTTAGGGTGCTTAACATAATCTTCTGGCCATTTGGACCTGCCTTTATGTTTGCCCCAATAAGCTAGAGCAGCTGCATTACTATCACCAACTATAATTATATCATCTTTGGTAAGTTGCGTTGCATCAACCTTATCAGTAGTCGGTTTATCACCCGCCGCGGGCGCGGTCTTGGTTATCGATGATACTTTTTTGGTTTGCATATGAGAATTTATTTCTTTTGCAAATTCTTTGAACTTGTTGGAGTCGACTCCCTCAGGGACATCAGTTAAAGCAGCAACAGGAGTAAATTTTACTTGTTTTCCTTTGCTTTGAACTAATTTTTTTATCTTATCGATGTTAGCTTTTGTAGTTTCGGGAGAAAACCCTTCTGTGCCTTTTGCATATTCCAAAGCATCTTTATAACCAAGATTTACAGAGATAACTTGAGTCTCTTCTTGTTCTTTTATTGCACCACCCAGGGCATTTTCAATATCAGATAGAATTTGATTACTTGTTTTTTCATTTGACCCAAATGATGTTTGCATGTTTTTTAAAATTTGATCGCTTGTTTTTTCATCCCCACCAAAATTATTTGTTTTTTTAGGCTTGTCACTTGCCGTTGGTTTATCAATATTCGGTACAGCGACCGGAGTTTTGATTAGATCTGGTATTTTCATACTAGTATCTGAATTTAATATCGCATCAGCTCTATTAATTGCTTGTTCTACCTTAGCGTTATTTGCATCAAAATCTTCAAGACCTTTAGACATTTTTTGAATCGCGGCTGAGAGCTGCATCATTTCTGCGTTGACTTTAGTAATATTTTCATTAATCTTTTGAATTTCATATAGCTTACAGTTAATATATAAATTCCTAATGTATGATGGTTTAGCAACTTTTGATACAATGATTTCTTTATCAAACTGAGCAGCAGTAAATAATCTTGCATGCTGCTGCGCAATATACTCATAAGCGGGTTTTACATTATTATCATAAAATTCTGCCTTTTGCTCGGCAGTAACACTCTGATCTTCACAAAGATCTACGAATTTTTTAAACTCGTCATCGATGTCGTTTATATATGATTTAATAGCATCCCAACCCATTTGGCCAAATAACATGATTAATGGACCAGATTGCGCCTTAAGAGATGCCATACTTTTTATGGTCATACCCCATTTTTCAGCCTTTAGTACATTTTGTGCTGTATTTTTTAACTTTGTTGTATTTTTAAGTACTGATTTTCTAACTGCAGAAAAAGCTGCTCTCTTACCAGTAGCTGCAGCCAAGCCAACCGGTATTGTGACCCCTCCCAACATACTTACAACAAACACTACTGTTGTAGGAACAGAAACTAAAATATCCGCAACACCAATCAATGCTGCAAGACCAGATTCATTATACGTTTCAAAGGCTGCTTTTGCTTTTGCTATCCTAGGAAGTTCTGCTTTATCAATTAATCTTTGATACGCTTGAGGGAAATTTGCGCCCTCAAGACCATTAAAGTGCATCATGATAAACTTCTCAACAGCTTCTTGGATTTGCGACATATTACGCAATTTTGCGAACTCTTCGCTATATTCCTTGTACATTCCATTTTGCATAAATCGTCTAGGGTCTTTAAACAAATTGATAAAGCCAAATTTTAAGGGCGCGCCCCAAAGCCCATCTGTCCAAGTTTTTGTAAAGTTATAATCGTCCGCTATATCAGCTAAAGTACCATCTTCAGGGCCAACATAAGCATCACGAATTTGTGACCATGAGCTGAAGAAATCATCCTCGGCGCTAATATTCGGATCATATCCATAAGTTTTCGCTCTCAGTATTTCATATATGCCTTTTTCAACATCTTTGCCACCCTGAATTGCAAGATATATTGCCTTAGCTGTATCATTTCTTAGTTTTATAAAATCATTTTGAAGATCTTCTTTAAAAACAACATTAATCTGGGACGCATTTTCTTTAGTAATTGGGGCAGTATTTACAAATCTTATCATTTGCTGGCCCCAAGGTGCCCGGGCGTCTGGATCTTGAAGCGGACCGAGAAGATCTATTATTTTTTTGTAATATTTCTGAGAGCCGATACCGTAGGTCCCGGTATCTTGAGCCCACTTAATTAAATCAACATAAGACTGTGGAGAGCCGAAAGGTAAAGACTTTAATATTTCCCAAATCATGGGACCCATCTTGTAGGCAGCCTCAGCCTGTGCCTTAACTGAAACTGAGTGGGCCTCACCAGACGCGGCTAAAGCTTTCATAAACCAGTTTTGTTCTTCTTTTTCTTTCTCGTTTAGAGCTTTTTTGACTTGTTCTTCGAGGAATTTGCGATCAACTTTTTTCATAAAACAAACCTATATTGCATATTATACAATATAAGTAGTTTTTGTTTTAGTAGTTTGACAATAGAAGTTAATCCCAGAGCTTAGAATACTTACTAAAGTCCAAATTATAGGATTTTGATTCTTGTAGAACGCTTTCTAAGAATTCATCACCTACTCTGCTTATAATTCTTGTTACTTCGCCGCCCTTAAGCCCAAGTGATTGTTCTGCTTTAGCTGCATTATTCTTCAAATCCTTAAGTTTAGTCATTAGCAATTGCCCTAGCTTCGGATTACTTGTGCTGTAGCTTTGGCCATCGAATGCGTAAAAACCTGTACGGGCTCTTAAAGGAGGAAGAAATGGACTAATTAGTGTCGTTGCTATCCTACCTTTTCGTGCTTGAACATTTTTAGCTTCAAGGTTTCTAAGTATCTTGCCTCTTATTATGTTATAAGCAGTCATATAAGCTCGAATAGCCTGCTGTGTATCGACATTTCCAGTTTCAGCATCCTGACCGCCTGTTTGCGTGCCGGCACACTTTGAAGGAGGACCAACTAGAGTCTTCTTTATTGCATCATAAATCTTATTCGATTGGGTGGCTTTAACTGAAGCCTCTATAGCAGTACTTGTACCTTTGCCCCAAACACCATCAGCTTTTCTGCCTTTTAGGCCAACTGATTTTTGCAAAGCTATTATGGCTTTTCTCGTCAAAGATCCAGCTCTACCGTAATCTCCGTCTACGCCGTCGCCATTGGGACCGAAAGTTCCCAAATTGTATCCAAGTTCAACCAATGTTCTTTGAAGGTGCTTCATATCCTTTACAAAAGCCTTTGCCATATTCTTGGGGCCCTTGGTAACCATAATTGCATAAGTGCGACAACGGCCAAATTGGCTTTGCTGCTGTGCTTTATAATTCGGACCACCAGGACCAGGTGTTGGACCAGGTGCAGGCGGTGCAGGTAAATATGCTTGCAAAATAGCCACACATTGTTGATCTAGAACACCGTTTTGAACATAAGCTTTTAGTGCTCCTGCATTCATTATAGCTGCGTACACATCCGGTTTTTTCAGAGCCTGTGCCATGGCCTTCGGATCAGGATTTCCGCTTGAGTCGACAAAGCCTGCAGCTTTAGCTAATTGCTCTAAACATCTTTTTGGCCCGGCAAGAGCCTCATCAGTTGAACTAAGCAAACTAATAAGATAAGTTACCAGTCCAGCTGTGCCTAGAAGCGCGGCGACGGCCAGAAGACGTTGCTTCTTCGGCATCTTAGCTGCTTGTTTTGCACCACCTTTGCCCGTCTGGACCGCCAAACTAGTCGTCCCTTTCTTAGGTATAGCCAAAGCCGTTTGACCAGCGTCTTCTGCAGCTTTTCTGGCAGCTGCGGCATTCTTCTTGGCTGCTTCCAATATTTTTTTACTAGCATCATCCAAGTTTTTACTTTTTAAAAGATCATCTATTGATTTTATAAGATTATCTAACTCTCTGACAAAGGCCTTTGAAGCTAAAGCAGTGTTATCGCTTCCCTTAATGATTTTGACCATCTTATCAATTTCAGCTTTACCTAACATCTTAGATAAAGTCGACACCTGTGTAAGCTTCGTCGCTAGCGTATCCGAACCGCTCAAAGCTTTGACTACGGTCTTAATACTAGAGAGGTTTATTTCTAATAAAAGCTTTCTGTGTTCTTCTAGTATAATGTTTTTTATCTGATTTTTAGTAAATTTAACGGACATAGTGTAAGGACTCCTTGAATATATGTATCTATAACTAGTTTTATTATCTTAAAGAGGTATCTCTTTTTGTTCCTTGCAGCTTTGGAAGGAAATTTTTCTTGATTTTAAATAATCTTTCAAACTTAACTTTCGCTTGCACATCATTGTACATGACTTGAGGTTTTTTATACTCACCATTGATCAAAAGATCATCAAAATCATAAAATTTTGTTTTTGGAGAGTTAGCATTCGCTAAAAAAGGCAAAATTAATGCAAAAATTACAATTTTTTTCACTCATGGGCCCTCCGATCACGAGGCGCGTGAAAATCCTCCACTTTGGCGTCGTTTAAAAGTCTTTTAAAGTCATCTTTTGCTTCTAAGTGTTCAATTTTTTCTAAAACTTCATAATAATGCTCTTCATCAAGCTCGTTTGCCATTTCAATCAAGGCCCATTGAGCATCTTTTGAAGTAATTTTGTTTTTTTCAATGTCTAAGCAAATAATACACATGATTTTTAGTAATTTCCTCCCTGTCCTGGCATATATCCGGGAGGGTCATCCATATCAGAAGCCTCCATTTCATCATCTTGCTTGTAATCTTCGTCGGGATCAGAAATTCTAAGCAATTTTCTTATTTTTTCAATATGCTTACGCTTTGCTCGAGCTTCTTCTGGGTGATCGTCCTCAAAATAATTCTGAATAGCCGTCTCTTGGTCTTCATACGGCATTTCATGCATGGCTCTAACCAAGTCTTCTCCAAATTCATTCTCTAATCTGGTGATTACTGCGCCCATTGCTTGCTCATCAGCGGTCTGTGGGTTATTTATAAGCTGTTCTTTCTCTGCCTCAAGCGCATCGTCATATGTAACAAAATCTTGCCTAGATTTTCTAGACTTTTCGATGAATCCACGCATCGTCGGGTCCATTTTTTCTAGTTCATCGTCGGTTAACTCTCTTCCTTTAAACATTTCTGTCATATTTTTGCGAAAATTTTCCATTATTAACTTCATTTCTTTCATTTTTTAGTCTCCAAGTGTTCAAAAAGTTGTTTTCCTATCTCTCCAGAGCCAATATAAATCTGAGAGATTGTTTCTCCGCCGTCTTTATCTATAATCATAGCAGGCACAGCGTTAATTCCAATGTGTTGAGCGATGAAATTCACCCATTCTTCATGAAAATTTAACACAATTACCTTGTCACGCCAACCTAAATTGTTTAAAATGTGTTTTAAGTCAGTACAGGCGCCACAATAAGGTGAAGAAAAGATGATAAAGTCAGGATGCTTGTTATCATTAAGGGCATTTTTGAATTCTGCCTCTGTATTATAGTCTGGGTGGTGGTGTGCTTCGACTATTCCGTCATATGTAACGATAATTTCAGCTTGATTTTTATGATGTGGGCCGCAAGCAAGAAAAAATAGTAAGAAAATTAGATACTTCATGGTGCTCGTTCTATTTCTTTCAAAACATCAGTAACAATTTTCTCTAATTGTGATGCCAATTCATCTCGCACCCGGTTTAAAGCGTATGTTGCATACTTTCTACCAAGATCAGCGGTGTCTTGTGCGAGTTCAGGGTCTTCTTGTTCAGATAAATATTCCAAAGCAAGTTTAATTTCGGGTATTTCAGCCACAGCTTTGTTAACCTCATCGGCCACAAGCTGCCCGAATGGGGTTTCTTCAAATTTTTCGCGGGTATTTTTTAAGATATATTCTTCAAGTATCTTGTTCATCGTCATTTCTCCAAGACCGCAATTTTTTTTCGCGGTATTTTTATGCAAACTAATATAACTAGTCCTAAAATGTATAGCTCTTACGTATTATAACATATAATCGACCAAAATTAGATATCTTTTCCTTCGTTGGAGCCCGGCATAGGCTTTTCTATACGCATTGCATAAAGGTCGGTATTAGGAACAATTAACTTACGATCAGTATCAATCATGTGAAACACTGTTTTGGTGGGGGTTTGTCGAATAATTCTTGCGCGTTGGGTACCTTTTATATAAACGATATCATCAACATCAAAGTCGTGACCAAACATAAACAATAAACCATCTAAAACATTTGATACAACGTTCTTAAAAAGGAGTACAGCGAAGGCTGCAATAAACATCCAGCCATAATGCCCTATCATATCCGTTATAATAGTCTCGGTGGTTTCAATAATTTGCTGTGGATTATCCATGTGCGCCCCTCCACACTAAGTAGTTTATTGATCAGGGTACTGCTTTGGCTGGATAGATATATTTACACGACGAAAGTCAAGCTTAACCTTGTCGCCCACTCTAACGTCATTCTTGGTAAACCACCCACGATTTACTTCTAAAGCGTACTGCGCAGGTCTCTCCGGCCTTACACTGGCTCTTGACCCTGGTTCCATATCTTTTATTTCTTTAATGACACCTTTTTTATCAATAAATGCAATCGAAAGTGGTATGGTAGTGTTTTTCATCCAAAAGCTTATCATTTCTTCTCTTCTATAAACAAACAACATGCCTTGATCTTCTGGTAGTACTACTGGTGGCATGCCTTGTATATTCATTAACCCGCGCTTTTGCTGCTCTGGTGTTATAGCTAAACTTACTTTTAAGGATTTGTCCCCGACTTTTATTGTAGGCATGTTTATAACTAGTCAAAAAAGCTGTGAAAATTTTTTTGGGTGTTTTTTTATACCCCTATTTTCAAATCTCGGAAAATTTCCCGGGGTATCACGCGTGTATCTGCCCGCGCACATCTCCCTACATGTAGTATAAGACTTACATTCGGCTACGTGTATGGGGGGAGGGGGGGTAGTAGTACCCTTACCTACATTAAAATAAAATGAAAAAAAACGAAAAAAAAAGAAAAAAAGTTTAAAAAAAGCATGCCTACATGTCGGTATAGGTGTGGATAGGTATACGCTGTCGCTACCTTTCCCCCTGTGTAGGTAGCGTAAGTACCTGAAATCATTGAAGTCTTTACGGGCACGTTTTGGTTTTGATGGTTGGCTGGATTTATCTAATGATTCCG